AGGACAGAAAAACTCTTGCAGAGTATGTCCTTAAGCTATCAGCTAAGTGTGATGAGATTGCAGTCGAACGTAATGAGTTAAGTAAACGGTATCAAAGCTTAACGGAGTAAACATGAATATAACTCAAGCCTATACATTAGGATTTTGTTGTGGCTTAGGCTTTAGTTATCATAAACTCCGTAAATTAAGTTTTGATGCTTCAACAAACAATCCATATTGGATAACGACCAAGACTTGGTTAATAACAGGATATGACATCATACCGTAAAGGTGAATATATCGCTTGTTAATCGAGGTTCGGTATACCTACAAATCTAGGCGTACGGTTTTTTCTTCCTAGAAATGGAGCTTTACGGTATTTACTTAATTATAGTTTAGCTTTTCTAATTTTTCAAAACGGTGTAATCATGCCAAAACTAAATCCAAAAGAAGAAAAGTTTTGCATTGCTTACGCTTCTAATGCAAATGCAAAACAATCTGTAATAGATGCCGGCTATTCAATGAAAGGAAATGCAGCAGGCTCTTATGGTTATAAGCTGTTGCAGAAAAAACATATCAAACAGAGAATTAAAGAACTAGCTGATGAGGCTAATTCAAAACTTATTGCAGATAAAAACGAAATTCAAAAAATCTTAACCTCAATCGCTCGTGGTGAAGCTAAAGAAGAGCAGTTAATGGTAGTTAGCAATAAAGGAATGGGTGACGTTGTTCACGACTTTAAACTACCTTCTAATTTTGACCGCATCAAAGCAGCAGATCTTCTGGCTAAGATGCAGGGTGCTTATGATACTTCAACTAATGTTAATGTTTCCCCTGTAATAATCGTTGGTGAAATGCCTGATGACTACTAAAGTTTCACAATTGCTTGATATAGTTGGTCACAATTATGGCGATTGGTGGAACACAAAGAAACGTTATGTAGTCTGTAAAGGTTCAAGAGCTAGTAAAAAATCAAAAACTACTGCATTGTGGCTTATATACCACATTGTAAAAATGCCATTAGGTAATGCACTTTGTGTAAGACGTTACCAAAACACCATCAGAGATAGTCAGTTCTCTGATTTGCAGTGGGCATGTGAACGATTTGGCATTAAGAACTACTTCACATTTAAGACCTCTCCTCTAGAGATTGTTTACAATCCTACAGGTCAGAAGATCTTGTTTCGTGGATTAGATGAAGGTCAGAAGATCACTTCTATTTCCGTGCCTAAAGGTTATCTTTGCTGGGTATGGATTGAAGAAGCATATGAGATTGTAGACGAAGAAGCTTTTAACAAGTTAGATATGTCTTTTCGTGGTCAGATGCCTGATGATTACTTCATCAGAATTATGATCACCTTTAATCCATGGTCTGAACAGTCATGGTTAAAGTCACGCTTTTTCGATGAACCTTCCGAACTTACATTTACCAAGACAACTAATTACCTCTGTAACGAGTGGTTATCTGAAGCTGATCATGCTTTATTTGAAGACATGAAAAAGCGCAATCCTCGCAGATATCAAATTGAGGGATTAGGTGATTGGGGTATTGCAGAAGGCCTTATTTATGAGAATGTAGAATGTCGAGAGTTAAACGACAGAGACTACATTGGAGCACCTCGCAGATATAAAGCGTTCTTTGGTTTGGATTTTGGTTTTACTGATCCTACAGCTTTCGTTGGTGGATTTGTTGATACAGAGAATAAAGAGATTTATATCTGTTATGAACTGTATCTAACCAATGTTACCAATCAAGAAATAGCAAAACGCATTAAGGACGATATTGGCTTAACAGGTGAAGTTGTTTACTGTGATGCTGCAGAGCCTAAATCTATTGAAGAACTTCGTAGAGTTGGTATCAATGCAAAACCAGCTCCTAAAGGTCCTGATTCTGTAAATTATGGTATTCAAAAGATACAGAACTACAAGATCATCTATTCTCCTAAATGTACAAACTTTGAACATGAAATCAAAAATTACTGTTGGGAAAAGGATAGATTAGGTAAACCAACAAACAAACCTAATCATGAGTTCAGTCATTGCATGGATGCACTTCGTTATGGTCTTGTAGAGTTAAAAGACACTCAAAATAGAGTTTCAGAAGCTAATTTAAGACTGTTAAGACAAGGCAGAAGAAGGTTTTAATGTATGTCATGGTTCATTTGGTTTGTCTTTCTAGTAATTATAAGCCCTGTGATTTTAGAATTGCATAAATAAGGTATTTATCATGTTTTCACCATTATTGTCTTTAGAGTATGCTTACAAATTCTGGTATAACTTAAGTCAAGAAGTAAAAGAACATCAGCGTGATGTTTCTAAGACATACCTTTGGTTAAATGTAGCTTTAATTGCAGGCTTAAAAGCAATGCCTGTTCATCAGGATTTGTATTACATTGCAGTTGCGATGACATTTACTTCTACAGCTTCATTGATTCTTGGTTGTATGTCGTTAAGTGGCTTATTCACAGGTTCAACTTATCTACCAATGGACAAGTTTAGAGCTTTGTATGATGAGTTAAAAGAATATGACAAATCAGTTAAAGATATTCTTTACGACTATGACAAAGTAATTGCCAATTTAAAGGTTCAGATTGCACGTAGAGGATGGCTATTGAGAGTTCAGTCAATCTTATCGATTATTTCATTATTGCTGTTCTTTGTCTTGCTATAAGAGGTAAATATGAAACGTGATTGGGATGTCATAAAAGTAATCTTAGAGAAGATTGAAAACAATTCTTTAGATTCATTTATCAATGATGGATTAAGTGTAAAACCACCTTATTGTATTTCAGATGAAGTATTACTTGGTCATATAGAAATTCTTGTAGATGCTGGAATAATAAAGCATGCTGAAGTGCAAAGAAATTCTGATGGTTCTTTTAACTTTTGGGATTTAAGAGGTGTTTATATAACCATGTCAGGACATGATCTTTTAGATGCACTACGAGATCAAAAAATTTGGAATGCAATTAAACTTAAATCAAAACAGATTGGGATTTCGCTTAGTTGGGAATTTATCAAAGCATCAATACCAATTGTTATTCAAAATCTAGTTAAATAATTACAAAAGAAGGCACCGCAAGGTGCCTTTTTTATTGCCTATGAATACTAAAGAACAAAAAGCGGAAATAAAAACAACTCCAAAAGCAAAAAGAAGAATTTCTCCAGAAGAGTTACTTAATCAGTTGCTTATGCCTAAAAGAACGGCTGAAGCTTTTGATACTTTAGAAAAGGTTAAGAAAACTTTCTCTTTACCTGTAACATTAGGTTGCAAAGAAAATACACGTCTTGCAATGGATTCTGCTTTTGAAAGTATTGGCGGTTTTGATTCCATTTATCAGAGCTTACAGCAACATGCCTTTGATATGGGACAGTTCCCTGTTACTTCATTTGTAGGTTATGGAGCACTACAGCAGATCGCTCAGCAAGGTATGGTTAGAGCTTGTATCTCAACCGTCGCTGATGACATGTCAAAAAAATGGATCGAGCTAAAAGGTGGAGAAGACACTGATCCTGACAAGATCAGTAAACTTGATGATTTAATCAAGAACAAGTATCACCTTCAATCATTATTCCATGATGCTTTTACAACAACAGGCTACATGGGAGGTTGCTTTATCTTTATAGATACAGGTTCAGATGAACTTGATTTGCCACTAGCAATTAACAATCAGTCAGCTGAGATTGATCCTAAACATAATCTAAAGTTCATCGTGGTTGATCCTGTTAACGTCTCACCTGCCGAATACAACGCTTACAATCCTTTAGCATCTGATTATATGAAGCCTAAATATTGGTATGTGTTAGGTAAGAAAGTTCACAAAGACAGATTATTAAGAATTGTTGATAATGAACCTCCATTACTGCTAAAACCAAATTACAACTTCTTAGGTATTCCACAGGCTCAAATCTTATGGGATTACATTCTTCACTTTAACGAATGCAGAACTTACACAGCAAAACTGCTTCAAAAGATATCGCTACTAGTAGTTAAAACTGATATGGATGCAATTCTGAATAGTGACTCACAGGGCATTGCTTTTTTTGACGCAAAGATGGCTATGTTAGCCCGCTACAGAGATAACGATTCAATCTTTGTGTGCGATAAAGACAGTGAAGATGTAACTAACGTACAAACATCTACGGCTGGCTGTACAGACATTGTTAAGCAAAGTCTAGAGATGATTTGTGCAATTAACCGAGTACCTGCTGTTAAGTTACTTGGCATTTCACCTTCTGGCTTTAATGCTACAGGCGAATCTGATCTTAAAAATTACTACGATCACATCTCTTCTAAACAGGAATTACACCGTGATGCAATTCAGCGTTGTATCAATGCTATTGAGCGTGCTGAATTTGGAGAGATTGATCCTTCTATTACCTTCGACTTTGTACCTCTTGATGTTGAGAACAGAGCATCACAGGCTATGACAGCTCAAACAAAAGTAGGTGCATGGGGTCAGTTACTTGATAGACAGGTTCTAAGCGCTGAAGAACTTCGTGAAGCTGTTAAGAATGATCAAGACATTGGCCTTGATTTTATCGACAGTGAAATGCCAGAAGAACTGCAACAAGCTCAAGCACAAGCAATGCAGAATGGCGAGCAGGAAGATTTTAAGACAGACGATCCATTTACACAGATGATGAATGAGGCTAAGAATGAAAAAGCTGAGAACAGCGAGAGTAATCGAGCCGAATCAGTGGCTTCTCAAAACCTTTCAAAAGAAGGTTCTGAAACTTCAAAGTGATTTTCAACGTTATGTTTTAAATCAAATCATGCTCAATCTGGACAGTGAAGCAATGCTTACAACAGATGCTTCATTGTCTAAACCTAAGACACAGGCAGAACGACAGCAATTACTAAAGCTACAGCGCAAGATACTGCGTTCAATGGCTAAAGCTGATCCTGAATGGCTTAAGAACCATATTGATGATTTTATAAATCGAAATATAGGTTCATGGGCTACAGGATTAAACAGCATTTCAAGACAGCTTTGTGACTGGTTCATACGCAATCAGGTTGCAACAGTCAGTTTTGCTCAGAAACAAGCTCTTAAAGCAGCAGGGTTTAATCTTGATTACCTGAAAAGAAAATGGACAGTACCTACCATTAAAAAGCAGTTCATTTCCCCTTCTATTGCATCTCAAATGGAAGGAATGATTAAAGAGAATGCAGCTTTAATCACAAAGATTTCACTTAACGATGTACAGCGTATTTCTGATGTTGTTCAAAAAGGTTTGCTAGGTGGAGACAATCTTTCAGATCTTCGCATTGTCTTAGGTGCAACACAAGGTTTTGACAGAGCACGTGTAGAGCGTGTTGTAAGTGATCAGGTACATAAATCAAGTATACAGATACAAATCAGCAACGCAAAGGATTTAGGAATTCAATACGCTATCTGGAAACATGTACCTGGCAAATACACGTCAAGAGAAACTCACAGAGCTTTTGATGGTCAGCGCTATGACATCTCTGTAGGACTGTATGACAGTGATGTAAACAAGAATGTTTTGCCTGGTGAACTGCCTTACTGTAAGTGCGGTTTTCGTATGGCTTTACCAGAGTGGTGTCGTAACTCGTCTTAGTCGTAGTTACATCTTAACTAAGACGACTTCTAATTATAAATATAGGTCAAATCATGCCAACAAGTTTAGCTTTTGACAATTTCTCAATAGATAAAGATTCAGTAAGAACTGTGGACGACAATGGTTTTCTTCATGTTACTGTTTCCCCTGTGACTAAAGAACAGGTAGCACCATACTATGGACATGAGATACCTAATCATGAAGAACTTGGTTTTGAATCTGATGTCATTTATCACGGTTACAGACCTGCATCAGAATTATCAAAACCTGACACTATTCAGAGTTTAAACGGCATTCCAATTCAGTTTGAGCATCACGCTGATTACGCAAATGCGCCTGCTAAAGATACTCGTATTGGTTCTACTGGCGATGATGCCAAATGGGAAGCACCTTATCTTACTAATTCACTTCATTTTCACGATGCTAAGGCTATTAACCGTATTAAAGACGGTTCAATGCGTGAGCTAAGTCTTGCTTACAGATACACGCCTGTAAAAAAAGAAGGTGAGTTTGATGGTCAACATTACGATTTCGTAATGACTGATATTAATTGTAATCATGTTGCTCTCGTTGAAGAGGGCCGTGCGGGACATGATGTACTGGTGGAAGACGCACAAATCAAGGAGAAAAATACAATGGCTGATAATGCAGCAATTGAAAATGCCGAGAAGAACCTTGCACAGTCAATTCTTGACCTGCACAAGGCAAAAGAAGGCGACATGGTTGATAAGGATAATACTCCTGCAACTGACGGTAAGCTTGAAGCTTTAATTGAAGCTATCAAAGCTAATGGTGATGAAGACAAGTATAAAGACATTTTAAATTCAGCTGAAGACGATGATTTGGAAACATCAGAACCTGCTGAAGACGATGATCTTGATACTTCTGATAATGGTTCTGAACATGAAAAGCCTGTAGATGCTACTGATGATGATCTTGATGATACTGATTCAGCTAAGGATGAAGAACCTAATGACAATGCTCAGGCAGAAGACGATGACGATAAGGTCATTGGCGATGCTTTAAAACAGTGTGGATTAGATGAAGCTTCACCAGAGCTTAAGAAAGCATTCATTACAGGCTTTAAGCTTTCATCCGAAAAAGATAAGAATACAGATAAGTCATTAGGTCAGGATGCACAGATTAAAGTTGCGGTTAAGGCTGTTAACAGACAGCTAAAACTTAAATATGCAGCTGCTAATGAGTGCAGACAAATTTTAGGTAATGTTGATGCAATGGCTTTTGACAGCGCAGGTCAGATTTACCGTGAAGCAGCTAAGAAGCTGGGCATCAGAAATTACAATCAGTTAACAGGCAAAGCAGCAAAAGCTGTAATCAGCGCATTAACTGCAACTAAGGACAAGAGAACTGTAATGGCTACTGATTCAGCTCCTACAGCAAAGAATAGTGCTATTTCAGAAATTTTAACAAATGTTCAGGTAGGAGTTTAATAAATGTCAATTTTACAGAAGACTGTCGGTCTATACCCTGCTAAAGGCTTTGAAGGTCAGCAGGTAGTTGTAGGTCAGGCGTTTTATACAGATACAAACTACTTCTCAGACGGTACCGTAAAAGCAGGTGGTTTTGCATTCTTTAATAAAGACGGTGTAGTTTCAGCTACAGCATCAACTGATACCGAGTTACCAATCGGTATTGTAGAACGCAACTTAACTTCAACTTTTGAATCTGTAACTGATGAAGCTACATCAGTTTATAGAGATGGTGAGACTGTAACCATTGCTTTACGTGGTCAGTACTACATTAAGGCACCTTCTGCAGGTACTACAGGCTTAAAGATTTTAATTAAGCCTACTACAGGCGCTGTATCTGTAGCTGCAACTGCAGGTACAGGTGTAGTTGATACAGGCTGGGTAGTTAAAGCAACTGACGGCAAGAAGAACTTTGCTGAAGGTGATTTAGTCATCGCTGAGAGATTCTAGGAGATAATCAATGATCGAAGATTTTGAGCTAGCTAAAGAGCGTGGTATTGTCGCTCCTTATGCAAAAGGCTTTATGGCTTATGATTCAGTAAACGGTAATATCCGTACTGATTACAACAAAACCGCAAGAATGTTAGCGCAGGATGCTGCAATTACTCCTGCTAACGTTGGAGTTCCATCAGCATTTACTGCTTACATCGATCCTAAAATTGTACAAATTCTGTTTGCAAAAACAGTTGCAACAAAGTTAGGTATTGAAGCTCAGGTTGGTAAGTGGACTGATAACTCTTATACATTCCCTGTAGAGGAGTTAGCAGGTGACGTTGAAGCTTATTCTGATTTTCAGAATGGTTCATCTGTAGATGTTAACTATGAATTCCCTGTTCGTGAGCAGTTCAGATTCCAGACTACCTTAAAATATGGTGACTTTGAAGCTGAATTAGCAGCTGCTGCAAAACTGTCACTTGTAGCAGGTAAACAGAGAGCATCAGCATCAATTATTGAAAGAGCACAGAATAAGTTCTATCTCTTTGGTGTTGAGGGTAAGGAAATCTATGGTCTGTTAAATGATCCTAATTTACCTGATTCTATTTCACCAATTTCAGCAAATGGTAAATCAACATGGGCTGATAAAAAGGCTGACTCAACAGCTGACTTTGCTAATAGAGCTTATGACGATATTGTAAAGTTAATCACTGAGTTACAGAAAAACAACGGCGGTAACATTGATGCAAATACTCCTATGATCTTAGGTATTTCCAATGCAAGAAACGCTGATCTGACAAATGCAACTCAGTTTGGTAAGACCGCTAAAGGCTTATTACTTGAGAACTATCCAAACATTCAGATTGAGGTAGTTCCTGAGTTAAGTGATACTACAGGTGAAACATTGTACTTAATTGTTCCTGAGTACAATGGCGATATTACAGCACAGCCTTCTTATTCAGAGAAGTATCGTTTAGGTCGCTTAATTCCTCATGAGTCACACTTCTCACAGAAAGCTATCGGTACTACCTTTGGTACTGTGATTAAGCGTCCTTCATTGATTGCTATCATGAAGGGTATCTAGTTTTTCAATCTCATCTCTTAAGGCGGTTTTTACCGCCTTTTTTAATTTATGGAGACTATAAAATGGCAGTTAAAAAGAAAACTGAGACAGAGAAGTTAACAGGTGCAGACGTTGTTCATATTGTTGTTTGCTTACGTCATAACCACAAGTTTGATGATATTCCTAACGGCTCAGGTGGAACAAAATCTGTAGTTTTATACGGAACAGATGCTGTTTTACGAGGTAAGAGAAAAGGCATCTTAACTGAGTCTGGTAATGGAGTACATCAGACATTATCAAGAACAGACTGGGAAGCTATTAAAGCTCTACATGGACGTGAAACCATGTTTATTGGTGCAAAAGGCTTTTTACCAAGTGTTTTTGAAATCAAAAATGAGAATGAGATGAAGTCAGATACTGTACAGGACAAGATCGCACAGACATCAGGCGGTTTTGATCCTGCTTCTCCTAAAGACGCAAAAGTTGAAGAAGCAAAAGAATAGTAATGAATGGGGAGTTTAAGCTCCCCTGTTGATTGAGGTTTTATCTGAAATGAAAGTTGAATTTGATATAGATGTTTTTAGATGCAGATATGAGCATTTGGCTGATATTTCAGATGAAGCTTTAAAAATGTGCTTTCAAGATGCCTGTGAGCTGTATGGCAATGATGACAGTTCATCATGCTTCAAGTATGAGCCTGAAAACGACATCTACACACGTAGAACATTTTTATATGCTGTTACCTGTCATTTAGCTACATTAGAGCTGTGGAATAAAAACGGACAGCCTGGAAGAGTAACTTCTGCATCACAAGGTTCAGTAAATACAAGTTTTGATTTATTCAAGTCAAACAAAGATACCGCTGATTGGTGGAATCAGACATTGTGCGGTCAACAGGCATGGCAAATGTTAAAAGGTCGCACCAAAGGCGGTAGATTTTATGGATACAAGATAAACCACCCATTTGGGTAGTGTCGTAACTCATCCTTTAAGTCGTAACTCATCCTTTTAATCAGATGTCATTTTTTATTATAGGTCAAATATGTTTACTCCTCTTCAATTAGCCTTCATGAAAGGTTTTCTTTATGCTTTAGGTCGTCAGAAAAAAAACTAGCACAGGATGACGCAAAATGGATCACTGTACATCCTAACGGTCAAAGTCATAAAGGACGTCCTGCACTGATTGATACATCATCAGGTGAAGTATTAGGTGGAATGGGCGGTAAATTCAACGGTCGTCATATTTCTGCTGTTAAAAGAGGTCATGAACAGACTGGCGCCCAGATGAATGTAAACCGTATAAACCATAAATCTGACATGATGATTAATCAGAAGATTGGGTTTACAAGTGAAAAAGAGACTAAAGAAACAAAGGTTACATCAATCACAAAGCCTGAAGGTTACGAAGAACGTAAGAAAGCCCGTGAAGCTTCTTTAAAACGTAGAGTTGATTTAGCTCAGCAGCATGCTGACACAATGCAACGTAAAGTAGAAGAAGCAGGTAAGAAGTGGGATGACGAATGGCAACATCAAAAAGAAACAGGTCGTGAGTTTGGTCAGCCAAATGTAGCTGGTCGTATGAATTCAGCACAAAATGCACTTCAAAGAAAACAAGAAGCTTACATGAATGCAAAACAAGAAGCTGAAAAAGCTCAATACAGGGCTGATAACATAAAGCACGCTGATTACAAGATTAAAGGCTCAGGTGAAAGAGCTAGAGGTGATTTACAAGATAGAATTTACGACCTGCAACAAGAAAAGAAAGGTTATACAGATGCAGTTGATGCTTTTAAAAATGTTAAGACTAAAGATGACTTTTATAAAGTTGCAAAATCTTTAAATGATGCGCCTGCAGGAGTAAAAAAGTGGGTTGATTACTTCAAAATGGATTACTTCGACAATCCAAAAGTATCAGATGAGAAAGCTATTAGAACCTTTAATGGAACTCTAAAGACTGAAGCTAAAAAACTTCAAACTAAAATCAATACAGCATCTAAGAGATTATCTAATTCTCAAGCTAACAGCTCTGTTTCAGCTTCAACATCTTCTTTTAATACTCGCTTAGGTGATGTTTCTTTTGCCAAGAACAACAAAGGTGAATCACTTGCGGTATTAAAGACAAACGGTGTTCCTTCAAAAGAAGATCGTGCGATGCTTAAATCAAGAAGGTTCAGATGGAATCCTGATTTAAAAGCATGGACGGTTAAAGCTACAGAAGATCAAAGTGACTTCATTAAAAACTTCATTGGTTAACTATGGTAACTCCACTAACTCAAAACATTGTAAAAGCTTACTGTCTTGGTTTTATGTTCGGTTTAGGCATGAAAGCTAGACAGACCATGTTAACTAAAGATGAGAATATACCTGACAAGGATCTTATCTTTAGAACAGCTAAGAATGGTAAGAAGATTGCTATTAACTCCAAGACTAAAGAAGTTAGTGGGGTTGGTAATGAAGCAGGCTATAGTTCAACCACAATTAAAGAGCTTTATGGAAACGAGATCACTGGTAAAAATCTTAGAAACGAAAAGGCTGTTAGTGTGCTCTTATCTATGAAACACGGACACATAAAAGATGCCTTTCATCGTGATGGTATTGGTGATATAGATCTTGTTTGGGGTAATGATAATGCAGGATTGCAACATATTATAAAAAGAAGACGTGAATGCGGTCAGGATCCTGAGAAAGCAGTTAAATACTTACCCGAGATAATAAATAAAGGTTCAATAATAAATCGCTTTAAAGTTAATGATACTCAAAAATTTTTTATTGAACATTCAATAGGTAATACTCGTTATAGACTAGTTATTAAAAAAGGTTTTACAGATAAAAATGGCATACATAACAACAGGTTTGTATTAACAAATATGGAAATTTACCCTGATAGGTTAAAGATTAAAAAACAAAGAATGTTGGTAAAGTAAGAGAACATCGCATATTTCAGACCTAGACAATGTATTACAAAGAAACAGAATTCTTTTCTAAAACTCTTACTTTAATTAAAGTATAAGATATTTTTAATAAAAAACAAAAAAATAACATGGACGGTAGCGGGTGTGCGGCCTACTCACCATCCGGGCTCTAGGAATAAATCCTAACCGTAAGCAGGATGACCGTCTTTCTGACTTTCACTACCGTCTTGGTCGTAATTATAGGTTGCTTTTTACAAAGATACAAGCAAGAGAACATTGCCTACCACGAACCTGACTCAATGTATTACAAAGAAACGGAATTCTCTTCTTAAACTCTTACTCTACCTAATTATAGATTATTTTTTACTAATATCACATCATGCATAAGATTGAAGTTAACTTAGAACAGCTTAAATCTCTGGTTAAAAACCTTAAGACTGAATCTAGTAAGACTGTTGCTGTTGGTGTTCGTGAGATGCGTTCAGAGAGCGGTGTATCAACACAGGAATATGGCAAATACTTAGAGTTTGGCTGGGTTCAGAGAGTAACATCAAGACAGAGTGGTTATTTATCACATCAAGGTGTTCATGTTCCTGCAGGTGCTACTTTATACAATCCACCAAGACCATTTTTTAGATACACCATTGCAGATGAAGAAAAGAATTGGAAAGACTACTTTATTAAATCTCTGGTTCATTTCTCCGTAGGTGCTGATGCCTCTTTTTATGTTAAATCGCTTCAAATGGTCGGTGCGATTATGGTTCAGGATATTCAAACAACTCTTGAAAATGGTGGTTCCAGGAATAACAGGTTTCCACCTCGTTCACCTATGACAATGGCTATATATAGAGCTATTTCAGAGGGGCATTCACAAGACGGTACAGGAACATCAAGCTCGTCTCAGGCTGGTATCAGTTCAGGGTTATTAAGAGATTCAATCTCTTTTGAAATCCAATAATCACAATTTATCACAGGCTCTATATGTTAAATCTTCACAACATCGTACGAGGGGCTATCAACGCTAACCTTGCAGATGAGACCTTTACCCTCTTTCGTTCCTGTGGACAACAGAATGTAAAAGGCATTGTAAAAGCCATTTATCTGAACGGTATAGAAGTTAAAGGCAGTTTTCAGTCAGAGAATGATGCTGCATTAGATCACTCTAATCTTGCAGGTCAAAACTCACAGATCAGAAAGCTCTATTTACAATCATCAGATAAGCTAAAAGAAAAGCCATACAGCGTATTCAGACAGCTGTCACGCAGTGGTGATTACCTAAAAGACAGTAATGGCATGTGGTGGTTTGTAATCGCTGTGGAAGAGGACTTTTCAAAAGCAGGTTGGATGTGCTTAAGAGTTCAACTTCAAGACAGAGCACCAAACCTAACTATTAAAGCTATTGAACTTACACCATCTATTCCCGTAACTCCTTCTGAAGACAAAGGCAATGAACACGATCAAGACATCGACCAATCTACAGGAAACACTCTATGAGCTGTTAAATGAGTTCTTAATCCCCTCTGTAGATGAAAACAACATCTTTTATGGCAATCAAAACAATCTAACTCTTCCTGAAGATTCAAGTGACTACGTGATCTACACAATTTTAAATATTGTCAGACACGGCACCAACGAAATTAAATACGATGCGCAAAATGAAGAAGAGCACAACAAAGTTGAATATGAAGTAAGTGTGCAGATTGACTGTTACGCAGATACTTCTAACGGCTCTGACGGGTTGGATGCAATGCTAAGAGCAAGTTCAATTGATAATTTCTCACAGTCAGATGTTGTTTATGAGTTCTTAAATGCTCGTGGAATGCATATTCTATATGCTGACAGTTCAAACGATACCACTATTGTGGCTGACGATAACAACTATTTAAAACGTTGGTCAACAACTCTTCATATAGCAATGACTACAGAAACCATTTATGACAGCTTTGGCTTTACTGAAGTTGACATTAAAAACAATTTTATTATCCGTTTGTCTGAAGCTGAAAAGCAAGACCCTTCTTTGAACGTTCTAGGTATTAAGAACGTAGATTCTATTAAATAGGAGAAAAATACAATGCCAATTAGTGCAAGTAACATCGTCAGCATTGTACCTCGAATTTTAAAAGGTACAGGCTCTGATCTGGTCTTTAATGGTCTTGTTCTTTCAAAGAATTCAAGACTTGCCGTAAATGCACCAACCTCATATTCATCAGCTTCGGCTGTAGCTTCTGCATTTGGTGAAACATCAGATGAATATAAATTTGCTCAGGTGTACTTTGGCGGTTACAAGAACAGTCAGATTAAGCCTTCTGTTCTGTATTTCTATCGTTACTGCGATACAGGTGTAGCACCTTTTGTTAGAAGTACAGCGTTAAAGCCTTCAACAGCATTAGCATCTTTAACTCAGATTTCAAATGGCGCTTTTTCTGTAACATTAACAGGCAAAATACATACAGTTTCAAGCTTAGACTTATCCTCAGCATCTTCATTATCTGAAGTAGCTGACAAGGTTCAAGAAGCTTTAAGAGATCTTGATTCTGATTCAGAAGATGCAGAATTATCAGGTTTAACCGTTTCATTTGATTCAGTAACCAATGCATTTACTATTACAAATGGCACATCATCTTCAAAGGTATCTGTTGCAACACCTACTGGTGATGTTGCTCTTGCAATGGGCTTTACTGCTGATTCATGTATAGTTTCAGACGGTTCTGATTCAACCACCCTTTCAGCTACTTTCAACAAGTTAACTTTAAGCTTCCAAAACTTCGTTACTTTTACAACCTTATGGGAAGCATCAGATGATGAGGCTTTAGAATTAGGCGAATGGGCTACAGCTAATGCATCTGCTGGTGTTTGTTATCTGTATGTTCTTTGGGACAGTTCTAAAGAAAATGCTGACAGTAACAGTAAATCAATTATTGCTGAAAAGTTGATTACAGAAAACATAGCAGCAACCACTGTTGTTTATGATTCATATCGTGTTGCAGCGTTTATCATGGGTGCAGCTGCTTCTATTGCCTGGGATAACAAGAACAGCACTATTACTTTTGCATTCAAGTCTCAGGATGGATTAGGTGCAAATGTATTAGATACAGACGAAGCAAATGCTCTTGAGGGACACAAAGTCAACTTCATAGGTAACTATGCAACACGTAATGACAACTTTGTCTGGTTATACTCTGGCCGTATGTTAGGTGAATGGGACTGGATTGATACTTATCTAAATTCAATCTGGTTATGTAACGCAATGCAGGTTCAGGTAATGGCAGGATTTGAAGCTGTTAGAAGAGTGCCATACACCTCACGTGGTTATGCAATGATCCGCTCATGGTTAAGAGATGTAATTAACCGTGCTAAGAATAATGGCGTAATTGAAGCTGGTGTATCTTTATCTGAAACTCAGAAGAGTTCTTTAATCGAAGAGTTGGGTGCTGATTACTCAGACGAAATCTACAATAACGGCTACTACTTACAGATTTTAGATCCTTCAGCTCAGACAAGACAGCAACGTAAATCCCCTTCTTGTAACTTGGTTTACACCTATGGTGGTGCTGTACACCGTTTAACCATGCCTTCAATTGCTGTAGTTTAGGAGAAATAAATGAAGACTATTACTAGTGCAAACGCAATCTTAATCTTAACAGTTGAAGAGCTTTACCCTTCAGGAGTACAGATTGAGAAGTTCGCATCTGATGATGCGTTCAGCTCTGATAATGTAACTATTGCTGAGGTAAGAATGGGTGTAGATGGACAGCTTGCAGCAGGTTATACCCCTGCACCTATTCCTTTTAAGATTTCATTAGAAGCTGATTCAGATTCTATTGAGTACTTGAGAAATATTGCAAACAATCAGAGATTAAATAAGACAACTTATTCAATTACAGCTTCAATCTCAATTCCTGCTTTAGGCAAAGAATTTACTTTGATTAATGGCATCCTGACAGAGGTTCCTTCAATTTTAAATGCAAAGAAAGTATTAGAGCCTACTCAGTGGGGATTTACCTTTGAAGATGTAAACGATTCAACTATTTAACTCTTTTTTCCGTAGCTAATATTGATTTTGGGGTATCAGTTTTGATGCCCTATTTTTTTTATAGGTGAGATTATTACATGAGACAGATTAAAAACATTACCATCGTTGATGGTGAAGCTCAATATAAGTTCAGATTAACTCAAATCCCTGCAATTAAGGCTGAAAAGTGGTTAATCAGAGTTGGTATAGCTCTGGCAAAAGCAGGATTACTCAACATTGATATAGAGAAACTAGGCGTATCAGGTTCAGATACTATGAGTACCATTACCAATTTAATAGCTCAAAAAGGCTTTAGTTTCTTTGGTCAGTTAGATCCTGACACTGTAGATCATCTGTTATTTGACCTTGTTAAAGAAACAGCTGTAAGAATGAATGACGAAGCCATCATCAATATTACTGAAAAAGAGCTTGAAATCTTTGATGATATTAGAGCTTTATGGCAATTACAGAAAGAGGTATTTGCTGTAAATTTTTCTTCTTACAAGAACGAAAACAGCTTGAAGAAGCAAGCTTAAGTTCTGGTGGTCAAACACCTCATTTTATTCAAACACAGAACTTCTCACGCCTGTTTGCTCCTTTAATACAGGAGCATTATGCAACATTACAAGAACTAGAACAGTACTACAGCTACGAAGATGCTATGGACCTGTTAGAGTGTCTGTATGTTGCAAGAACTAACGAAAACATTGCAAATGATTTTGCAAGTAAACAGAGAACTTAAAAAATGGCAACATTAGGTGACGTACTTTTAATTAAACTCGGCTTAGATACTGGCGATATTGACAGTCAGATGAACAAAGTTGAGGAGAATGCAAAAAAGAGCACATCTAATGTTGCGCAGGCATTAGATAAAACAGCTAATAATACAGCTAATCGTATGCTTGGGCTTGTTAAGGGTATCGCAGGACCTTTAGCAGCTGCTTTCTCTGTTGGTGCAATGTTTAAATCTTACTTTGGTGGATTATCACAAGTAGCTCAGATGACAGGTGCTTACTACAAGCAGCTAGATGAGTGGCGTGAGAAGATGGCAGCATTCAACCGCTACACAAAACAGGATATTGAAGTTTATGTAAAAAGCCAAAAGGCTTTAACTAACTTTAGAATTGCTGTAGCTGATTTCTCAGCTGTTCTGATGCGTTCTTTTAATCCAATACTCTTAAAAGGAGTAGAGGCTTTAAATTCATTCTCCAAGTGGTTAGGAGAACACAAAGAAGATGCTGCAAGATTCTTTAAAATCTTAGCTGTGGTTATTACTACTGCTTTGGTGCCTGCATTTATATCTCTTGCAGGTGCAATTTTAATGAATCCTATTACGTGGATCATTGCAGGTATTGTAGCTTTAGCTCTTGTTATTGATGATCTGATAGTAAGGATAAAAGGTGGTAAATCCCTCTTTGGTACTTTCTGGGATCCTTTCATTAACTTTGGTAAAAAAGCTTATGACTTTATAACAAAGTTTTATGAACGTTTTAAAAATTCAGAAGGAGTTAATACCTTCATTGAAACATTAAAGCAGTCACTAAGATCCCTATCAAACATCTTAGAACATGTTTTTAATGGTATTGCTTACTTTGGCATTCTTTTAGCAAAGCTGTTTGACCAAGGAAATGATGCAACATGGTTTGACGGCTTAGCACAAGCTGCAATGTTTCTTGTGAATGCTGTAGGAAGTGCTTTTAACGCAATCCTCGGTGTTGTAGAAATGGTAATGGGCGCTATTGTTGCCCTGTTTACTGGAGACACTGAGTTATTAAAACAAGGCTGGTCTGATTTCTGCAGTTCATTTAAAAATCTGTTTAAACCTGTTACAGACTGGTTAATGCATATTATCGACTACATCAAAGGTAAATTCTTAGGAATGTTTAATTCTGTAGTTGAAAAAGGTAAGAGCATGATCGAGTGGGTAAAAGGTTTAAATCCTTTCTCAAACGATGATGAAGATAAGAAACAGGGATCAAAACCTACCACTTATGAAGGTACCGATGCTCCTATTGTGGATGATGACGTTCAAACTTCAAGTTTACCCGAGCAGAAATCTCAAACAAGAGTACTTACAAAACTTGAAGAGAAAAAGAAAGAAACAGACATTCAGAACTTAAAGAACGTAGAGAATGTTAATAACGTTGAAAATACAAAGAACAGCGTCTTAACAACCAGTAAGAATGTTGAGAATTCAAATGTAACCAACGTTAAAAATGTTGAAAACGTAAAACAGGTTCAGGCATCAGTTCAGGACAATTCTGTATCCAAGTTAAACAATGAACTTGAAAAGAGAAACAAATTTGAACGTTCTTTTAGAGCTGAGCTTGCAAGACAGAAAAAAGAACTTGCTGAAATTGACAGGTTAAGAAAGGCCGGTAAGTACAATGAAGCTAACAAACGTCTTAATACACTAAAGACAGATCAGAAAACCTTACAGGGTTTTGTTAGAACAGCTAATAATCTAAAGGTTGGTGTTGCTTCTATTCCTACACCTGAAAAAACACAACAGGTAGTTACAAACTCAAATGTAAGTAACCATACCACTAATTCAAATTCTACTTCTAATCAGAGTAAGACTGTTAACAACAATTTCACCATCAATGGAGCAACTCCTGAGATGACACGTTCTGTAATACAGACAGCTAACGGTCTTGATAACTCTTATTTAGCAGCGCAAAGCGTCTGCTATAACTAGATGATCTTTTAAGCATAGGTTAAAAAATATGGCTGATATAAAAGATGATGCTGTATTAAATTCAAGTAATTCTCACAGCTCAACAAATGGCTTTAAAGTAAGAATTATTAACGGATTAGAGAACTTTAAAAACTATCAGGACAAAGCATTAGACAGGTTGGGCTTAAAGAATATCACCTCAGGTAATATGTTTACTCAGAGTGATATTACCAAGCTGACAGCAAACCCCTATCTTAGAAACAGCCTGCGTAAACTTGATAATTTAAAGTTCTTTAAACAGGTTAACAGGTTTCAGAATTCACAGGCTTTTGCTATTGCTAAAAAGGCAGGACTAGGTTCTTTTATCAATGGCCTTTCAGGTAACAGCAATAATCAGGGACAAAAGGTAACCAGAACATGGAACATTGTGGATGATAACGGAGAGAGGGCTGTTACTTTTAATACATTCTTTGCCATTGATGTTAAAAATGAAAGCAAAGCTATCTCCTCACCTACTGAAAACGGTTCTTTTGTTTCTTACAATAAAACTCAATCCCCTATTGAGATACAGGTTGTTTTAGGTATTAAAGGAACTCCTGAAACAATCTTATCAGCTGTATCTGCGTTAATGGAATTGAGCAACAGCGAAACGATTGTCAGTTTGATCACGCCAGATCAGGAATACAAATCGCTTAATCTTATCAAAATGGATTATCACAGAGACGCATCAACAGGAGTTGATTTACTCACTGTTAACTGTGGCTTTGTTGAGGTACGACAGTTTAAGAGTGAGTATACCAATACAAAGATTGCAAAACGTAAATCAAGAGGACAGACACAGAAAAAGCCTGAATCAATGCTTAACAGTGTGTTAAGTAAACCTGTTGATGATTTTAAAAAGTGGATTAGAAATTAGCTATGGAAGTTCTATCTGTTGAAGCATTACCAAATCAGGAATTTCAAATCATACTTGATGATCAAATCTGCCAAATTCACCTGTATCAGAAAGGTGATTACATGTTTCTTGATTTGTATGTAGATGATGAAGCAATTGTTGAAGGCGCAATAGTTCAGCCTAAAACAGGCATTATTCAGTCTCCATCTAAGTTTAAAGGTCAACTTTACATTGTTGATGTAATTAACCCTGCGGATATGCCTAAGCAACCTAATTACACCGAATTGGGTGACAGATTTGAACTTGTTTATCTGACTGAAACTGAATGTAAAGATCTTGGTTTGAGGTTCTAACATGTTTGCATCTAAGATTATCTGGGGTAAAACTACCAGTGTATTAAAAAATAGTTCTTCAACCAAAACACAATCAGTAACTGAGATTAAAACCAATAAAGCTATAACCAAACAGGCATCTGCACCATCCTCTTTTAAAATCAGAAAATTGAAAGTTCAAATTACTTTAAACAAAGGAACTTTTAAAAACGGCTCTAACAGCATCATAATCTCTGATCTTGGTATGTCAGCAAACATAGAGAAATTAGGACCACCTGATTTTGGAAAAGCATCTGTAGAAATCTATAACTTGCCTCGTGACGTCATGGAGCGTATATCAACACTTGCAATGATGCCGATGTATCACAATTACAACTACATAAACATCTATGCAGGTGATGATTACAGCGGTTATACACAGGTGTTTGCAGGAACTATAGCATCTGCTGTAGCTGACTTTAATTCACAGCCTGACATCAAAATGAAAATTGATGCTCGTATTGGTTTCTTTGGCTCTATTACTGCACAAGGTCAGAATGTTGTTAAAGGAACGCAGAGCGTTGCAAGTTTTGTTGAGAAACAAGCAAAGATTGCAGGTTTTACATTCAAGAATGAAGGCGTAACGGCATCTGTTAAAAACGCAATTTTTAGCGGTTCACCTATTGAACAGGCCAGACAGGCTTGTGAACAGGTAGGAGCAGAACTTGTTATTGATGATGACAAAATGATCTTAATCAGTAACGGCTCATCTGTAAAAGGAACTGTACCAAAGCTAACAGCCAGTACAGGTTTGATTGGTTATCCTTCCATGTCTTCTAATGGTATCAGCTTTAAAGCTGTATTCAATCCTCAGTTTAAATTTGCAGGTCTTGTTGAGTTAAAAACTCTAGTCCCAAAATGCACAGGCCAATGGCGAATTACAAAATTAAGTCATAAGCTATCATCTAATTTACCTGGTGATGGTTCTTGGGAATCTACAATCACAGCCTACTATCCTCACATGAGTGGTGCTTGTGGAAGGTATGTATAATGTCTGAAATTACATCTACTAAAAAAGCCAGTACTCAGAGTATGTATGCTCCGTTAAGCCCTTTTAACGCTGAGGAGTATCACATACGGTCACTGATTGATAAAGTTGTCTTTACAGGCTTTTTAGCTAAGATTGAGAGCTGTTCCTCGTCAGGTGAAGGTGGTACCAAAACTGTTATTGCAACACCTTTAATTGCACAAACTGATGCAGAAGGTAATGCTCTTTCAACACCTTCTTATCAGGAATTACCACACTACAGATTTCAAGCAGGCATTGCTGCTGTCATTATGGATCCTGAACCAAATGATATTGGCGTTTTCTTATGCATGAAGGCTGATGTATCAAACATCAACAGCACCACGACTGCTACTTCAAGACCTGCAAGCTTCAGAAAGTTCAATCCTGCTGATGCAATCATGGTAGCAACCATTCACACTAAAGATCCTAAAGTGTGGGTACATCTAAAACAGGACAAAACAATCGTTCTGCACGCTCCCGAGGGTTACACAGTAGAAACAGATGAGTATGTACACATTAAATGTAGGACATGCACTGTAGATGCTTCTGACAGCGTTACAGTCAACACTCAAACAGCTACTATCAATGCTCCTACAATCATTCTAAACGGTAATGTGCAGGTTACAGGAACTTTAGTATCAGGTACTCAAGGCGGAGGAACTGCTACATTTAACGGAGACATCATCTCACAGAAAGATGTTATTGCTTCTGGCACTTCATTACATACCCACACTCACAATGGTGTTTATCCTGGCAGTGGCAATACAGGAACGCCAAACTGATGAATACAGAACAAGCTTTTAAACTTGGTGTAGCTTACAGATTAGGTATGCTTTACGCTAATTTCTTAACCTGTGATTCAAACACTAATAATCCTTATTGGGTAACCATTAAAAATGGTAAGCATCTTTTAATTAACAGTTATGGAGACATACAGTCAGGTCATTTTAAAGGAAGTAATATAGCTGATTTATCAACAAGTCATGAAAAGAAAAGAGCAAAGAACAACTATAATCCATCGCTTGATCTTAAGTCACTTTATAAGCAGAAATTAAATGTTATTTCAAAGCATCAAGAAGCTGTGAATGACATGCTAAAAGCAAAGCATGGATATATTCCAAATGCTTTTCATAATAAACATATTGGAGATATTGATTTACATTGGGGTGATGAAAATTCTGGGTTACATCATATTCTTGAAAGAAGATCCAATCAGAAAGGCAAACTAAAGGAGATGTTAGCTCAACTCGATGAGATTGTGACTAAAGGTCAAGTTGTTGAAGAGACAGTTCATCAATGCATGCTTCGTTACAACAATTTTACTGTAATAATCAGTAAAGGCATTTACGGAACAAAAAGAAAGGCAATTATTACTGCTTTTCCTCAAAAAAAGCTAAGTAAGCCGTGAGACCCCTTTATATTTTCTTATAAGAAAATATTGTAATTTTCACAACCGAAGGAAGGATGAGTCTAAAGTTAAAGTTCCACCTTGTTCTTTAACATCATGGCTTACTTAATAAGCGGTAGAGTATTTAATCTTTATTGAAAAAGTTTTGCTTATTTTCAAAGAAGATAACTCTGAAGCTAAAAAAAAATACTTTCTCAGCATTACCGCTTACATAACTAAAAGAATTAAGCGGTAAGAGCCTTTCATCGTTTCTAGAAGGTCGATGCTGTTTCTACGGAGGAGGATAGCTCTGAAGTTAAAGGTCCTACTCAACTCTTTAACATTACCACTTAATTTAGTAAAAAGACGTAAGCGCATTAAGGAAACACTACAAGTAGCCGGGTGTTGAATCGAGTAATGTTTTAGGGTTAACCCATCATCCAACCTTAATGACTGTCTAGATAAAATTGACTTACTCTTTTTACGGATTGTTAATAAGAATAGTTCATCAATCACTAAATTTCAAGGTTCTTAATATGCACTCTCTATTCTTAGATCCTGACAAATGGGATTTGTTTGTTGATAAAAATGGCAAGATAGCTAACTGCTATGCTGAATATGCCATAGCTCAAAACGTTGCTAATGCATGTCGATTGTTTATTAAAGATGCTTATTACAATGAAGATCGTGGTATTCCTCACTTTGCTCTTGAGTTAAAAGAACAGCCTTCAATAGATATTCTAAAAAACAGATTAAGAGATGCTGCGCTTGAAGTTGAAGGAGTTGCAGACGCTCAGGTTAACCAGCTGACTACTGAAGGCAGAATGTTAGTTTGCCAAATGTTAATTCAATTAAACGATGGGACAATGATCAATGTTGCAATTTGATAGTTCAAAAGGTTTTACAGTTTCAGAAGTTGAGGACATACGTTCTGAGGTAGCATCTCAATGGAAAGAGGCTTTTAAAGAAGACAATACACCTGAGCTTAATACAGAGCCTGAGACACCGGCAGGACAGTTAATTGATTCTCAAACTGCTGCAATTTCACAAAAAGATGCTGAAATTGCTTTTCTTGCCAATCAATTTAACCCTTTGACAGCTTCAGGCAAATTTCAGGATGCATTAGGCAAGATTTACTTTTTAACCAGACATGCAGCTGTTAACTCTACCTGTGTTTGTACCTGTAAAGGTAGAGAAAACACTTTTATTCCTAAAGGCTCACTTATTCAATCTGAGGTTACTGGCATTAAATGGGAGTTAATGAACAACGTCACTATTAAGAGTAATGGTTCTGTTGATGCTCAGTTTAAATGTTCTGAAACAGGACCTGTTGAAGCAGGTGCAGATACATTAACAAACATTGTAACTACTGTTGCAGGCTGGGATAGTGTAACTAACAATGCCAGTGCTTCTGTAGGTTCTTATGAAGAATCACAATCAGCATTTGAAACTCGAAGATACAACTCTGTAGCGTTAAATTCACGAGGCACAAATGGAGCTATCTACTCTCGAATATCTCAATGCGATGGTGTTTTATCCTGTTACATCGACAGTAATAGAACCAATGTAATTAAGAAAGTAGACGGCTACAGTATCAAACCTCACAGTGTATTCATTGCTGTGATAGGCGGTAATGATCAGGACATTGCCAGAGCTATCTATGAGACGGTATCTGCAGGATGCGATTACAACGGCAATACTTCTGTAAAAGTAAAAGATGAATACACTGGAGCTACAGAAGATGTAACCTTCTTAAGACCTGAGAAATTGCAGATTTACATTAAAGTTCTTTTAAAAGACAAAGAGACTTTGCCAAATCAGTACGAAACACTTATTAAAGATGCTATTTACAACAACTTCTATGGTCTAGAAGATAATCTTATTGCTAATGAACCGCTGTTAAGAGTGGGAATGAACGAAGATATTTATGCAAGTCGATTCATCATTTCAACATTAAACAACAATATCAATAACATCATGAACATATCTATTTCATCTGATGGTACAAACTTCGAGAACATGATCCACACTCCATGTAACCGTGAACCAGTATTGTTAAAAAACAACATCATTTTGGAATTTGTTGATGAGAAGGAGGAATAAGTGTCAGAGTTTCATATCGATGCAACTATACAATCACAGTATTCAGCATCAAAACATATTTGTAACTTAGTTAACGCTTTTTGGGAATCAATCAACCCCGAAGCTGACATCGAACTGATTTACAACAAGATGATTAACCCTCTTACAGCAGAAGGCATAGGGCTTGATGTCTGGGGAAGAATTGTTGCTGCTGGTCGCACCTTTTTAGCTAAAGACGAATCACTTCCATATTTTGGCTTTGATCCTGTGAAGTTAAAAAATGAGCGAGTAGCTGATTTTAATCATGCTCCTTTTTATACGGAAGTTAACGGTCAGCTAAGATTAAGCGATGAAGCTTATAGAACTTACATTTTCGTTAAAGCTATGATTAATATTGGAAACAGTTCTTTGGCAGATCTTAACAAAATGCTGCATACAATGTTTCCTAAAGCTGATATACAAATTCTTCATATCAGTACCATGACATTACGCCTTTTAATGCGTTCTAACGTTGCCAGTGCTGACATAGCAGCACTTTTAAACTTACCATGGCTGCCTACAGGTGTTGGTCTTGAGTTTTATCAGGTGATCACCCCTACATTTGGCTTTAAAGGTTCAAAATTAAAGAACTTCGGTAATTCAACATTTTCTACTTACTCTCGTGAGGATATAGCATGAGTAAACAACCTCAAATTTGGAAACAACCTTTAGGAGACAATGCCGATAAAAACGACATTTTGGATGAAAATTTAGAAGCCGGCTTTGTTGATCAAAAAACACTGTTCAGATCAATCTTTGAAGTTCCGTTAAAAGCCGGTGGTATGGCTCCTAAGAGAAGAGATTTTAATGGATTGTTTAACCTAATTGGACAATCCATTTTTTATGCCATGAACGGTGGTGTATGGGGGTACAACACATCTGTAGATTATGACTTAGGATCATTTATTAAATACAATAATGAACTGTATTTATGTATAAAAAAGAATGGTCCTTCTGCATCTATAATTAAAGCTCCTACAGACAGCTCATACTGGTGTAAATTTGCCACAGTACAGGATCTAACCCGCTATTTACCTCTTACAGGCGGTAATATTACAGGTAATCTTACTGTTCAATCTAAGCATGTTGTTCGTTCTGTTAATAACTTCAACGCTGACAGTAAAGGCAATGTTTCTATCACAAAAGTTAACGCTTCAAATAACTCTGATCATGCAACAGAAGCAGATCATGCAACTTTAGCAGATAGAGCCTATCCAAAGCGTTCTGATGGTACAAATATCAATGTAATATGGAGTGGACAGGCAAATCAGCCTTCATGGCTTTTAGGTAGTAACAATGGTGTAGATTTCTATGTTTGGGATCCTTATAACTTTAGCGTTAATTACGCCAAATCAAGTGGTTCAGCTGAAAAGGCAAAACAAAATGCTGATGGTTTAAATCTTGATAATACCATTGTTAAGAATATCGCTATCTCAGGTAAAACCATTACAGTAACAAGGTTAGATAATACCAAGTACACACTTACCACTCAAGACACAAACACAACCTACAGTAAGTTATCACAGTTTCAAAATGACTGTGGATATATCACATCAAATAACAGGGCTTACCCTCGCAAAGTAGGTGGCGGTGATATTAACTTTAACTGGAGTGGTATGGGCGGTCAACCTACATGGCTATGGGGCGGTAATGACGGCACAAACATGTATGTCTACAACCCTGCTAATTTCTCAGTCAATTACGCTAATTCATCATGGTTAAGTACACGTGCTGTTCAGGACAGTGATGGTTTGCAGATCAATACTACTTATCTAAAAAAAGCTGATGCAGGTAAAGTTACTTTAAGAGCTACAAGAAACTGTGACGGCAACTGGAGTATTACAGGATTAACTGTTGGTAAACCCTTATATATCACACATTCGGGTGGTCATTCATGCTATATACAAGTTCTTTCGGGCACAAATGACTTTGTAGGACATGCTTATAGCATTGGCGCTGTGTACTATTATTTAGTGGTTCAGAGTTCATCAGGCGCATATATTTATATTCCGACCTCTTCAACTGTTACTTTTAATATTACTAATGCATCAGATGACGGTGATGTTTTACGAGCCTACCAATAGGATTATTTTATGATTAAAGTTTTTATCTTAAACGGCGAATGCATCAATGTAGACAATAAAACTGATGCAAGACGACTAGTCAAAGAAGGAGCCAAAGAGGTTACTGACTTATCAATCTTTGGTGATCATGTTAAGGACGTTTGCCCTGCTAATACAAAAGTTAACGCAGATGGTTCTATTACTTTTACACCTCCTACTGATGAAGCTGTAAAACAAAAAGAAATTCAAAAAGAGATCTTAACCAAAGATAACAGAATTGCAGAGATCAAAGAAGAACTTGTAACAGCTTATCTTTTAGATGACAAAGATACTTTAGAGGCTTTAAAGACTGAGTATAAGGAGCTTATAAATGAAGAAGTGTAAGTATTGTCTAGCGCCTTTGGATAGTAAAGGTTATTGCTCAAAACCGTGCAAGTTAGGAGCGAAGCTAAAAAGAATTACTGAATTAAATCAGAAGAAGAACGGAAAATAACATTCCTGTTTTTTTTATATCTACACATTTCTAAAAGGTTTATAAAACATGAATAAACAGCCTCAAATTTGGACAAGACCATTAGGCGAAAACGCCGATGTAAACAAGATTGAAGATGACGTTGCAGTTGATTCAGGTAACATATCTTTTTCAAAACTGTTTGGCAAAATAACAGCTGTACCACTTGAAGAAGGCGGTATTGCTCCTGAGCGTGAAGATTTTAATGCTCTGTTTAAGTTATTAGGCGAAGTTGCATACTACTTCATGCATGGTGGTATTTATAACTATGCAAATAATATTGATTATGAAGTAGGATCTTTTGTTCGTTATAACAATGAACTTTACGTTTGTGTTACTGACAATGGACCTTCAACCACAATAAAAGCTCCTACAGATTTAATTTATTGGGCTAATGTTAAAAATGCACAAAAACTCGCCACCGCTCGTACTATTAACATTCAGGATGCAAGTGGAGACAATACAGGTACAGGTATTGATTTCGACGGTTCAAAAAATGGCATTATAAAACTGCCTCAAACTATAAAAGGAAACCTTGATGGTAAGGCAACATCAGCTGAAGAGGCTGACAGCGCAAAGATCGCTGACAGTGCCAAAGAATGTAGTGGTAACAGTGCAAGTGCAACAAAGGCTACACAAGACAGCGTTGGACAGCAGATTAACGCTACTTACATCAAGTCTTTGTCTGTAAACGGTTGTACAATTACTTATACAAAAGGCGACGATACAACAGGCACTATCACAACTCAGGATACTAATACGACCTATTCAAACATGAAAGGAGCGACCACTAGTGCTAACGGTTCTGCAGGCTTAGTGCCAGCACCCGCAACAGGCGCAGCAAATCGCTATCTAAGATGTGACGGTCAATGGGTTGTGCCTGATACAGGCCCTACATACAGTAAGTTAAGTCAGTTCACTAATGATTCAGGATTTATCACAAAGTCAGGCAGTTGTGCCAGTGCGACAAAAGCAATACAGGACGGTGACGGAGCAACCATAACATCAACTTATGTAAAGTTAGCATCAGCTCAAACTATTTCAGCGCAGCATAACTTTTCAAAAGGTGTAAAAATCGACGGTTATTTAATTACAGTAGGTTAATATGGCGCGCATAAAATTTAATGTAAATGGAACAACATATTCAACTTGGAACCATACAACGAAGTTAACTACTCCTAGTTTAATCTTAAATGACAATGGCACAGTAAGATATACACCTTTGTTTGCTGTAAATAATGGTGCAGAGGCTACATTAGATAATCATTGGTATTACAGATGCGGTGCTTTGGCTGTTACACATAACAATACTAAGTACCATGTTGCAATCAGTCGAAGATATACAAACGTTTTATCGGGGACTATCAGTACAACTATTACACACAGCGGTAAAACAGGTACAACTACAACAACTACAAGTAAAACAGTTACGCCTATGGGTTACCATGATTTTGGCTTTCAAAATGTCCCCCCTGGCAATTACGGCGTTACCGCTGATGTCACCGTTAATTACGGTGTAACTTTTTTACAGACACCCGCAATTTACATTAACTATGGCGGAACGCTTGTAAGCGCAGGCACAAGCTCATGTGTAATCAGAGTATATAGTTCAGTTGTCAATTCTGGAACAAGTAACGCATACATGGATGCCGGCTCTGTGAACTACTTGCTAATCATTGCAGGTAATGTAACTACAACAACTACAACCTATCCAAATGAGACAAAATCAGCTGTTGCACAAGGTAATTTCAATTATGGTGTAACTTATCCTAGCGTACCTAATTTATGGACGGATGGCTCTGGTATTGCTGTGTATAACAACAACGGTAACGCATCATGTCACGTATCTAAAACATTAAGCGGTACTGTTGCTTTTGGTAAATCAGCTACTTTATCTCATAATTTCGCAGTAGGTTTTAACGGTGATTTTGGATTAGGCTAATGGAACAGTGGAAATTTTGGAAGTGTCTTCCTATTGTAAAAGTTTCTGACAAAGGAAAAGTTTACGATTGTAAAAGAAATACTCTTTGTAAAACAGAAGTGATTAGCGGTCATGTTTACGTTTGGATTGATGTGTTAGGCATCAAAAGATATTTGTTAGCGCAAGTAGTTGCTGACACTTGGCTTGATAATCCTAACAATTATCATCTTATCAAGCATAAAGACGGAAACAATCTGAATAACTGTGTTTCTAACTTAGAGTTTGTAGAAACGATGGAAGACACAATCAATCATTCTAACGATAAAAAAAATATTGAACGTTGGAAAGAAAAGATGAAAAGGCAACATCAAGCATTTAGGAGCTTATAATGATTTATACAATAAGTTTAAAAGAAAATAAGATTGAAAAGAAAGATGAAATTTTTTACTTTGAAATGGCACAATCTTATGAACTTACAGATTTAGGCATAAACAAAATCATCTATAACGATGATACAGACGAATACAAGTACTTTGACAATACAAACAAAGAGCTTGATATAGAGCTTAACGAGTATCAAAAAACAGTACGAGATACAATCTTAACTACATTCCATTCTCTTTTTGACGCTGATGCTTTAAACCGCTTAAAGCAAAGAAAGATTTACGATCTGAAAACTCAATGTACTTTTAATGATTATTGCGATATTAACTGCAACTTCTTTTGCAGTTTTGGTTTGTTGTTACCAGGTGATAAGCAACATATAGACTTGTACAAAAGTTTATTGAATTACACTGATACAAATCTTGTTATCACTGATATGAATGGTGACAAACAGGAAGTTACAAAAGAGCAGCTTAACACCATTATTGAAGAGTGTCTTATCAATCTTGAATACTTGCAAAAACAGCAACAACAGGCAATTATAGAGATTGCTTCTTTTAACAGTGAAGAGAGTGTCACAAACTACAATGCGGTGATCTCCCCTTTCAACTTCTTCAGTTCTGGAGATCAATCTGAGATTGAAGATTTAAGAGTTAAAGTAAAGAACGAACTTATGTATCCTCAAGTCTTATCAGATGGTTTACTTGAATTGTCAGATCAATATGAAACATCCAATACAGAAAATCAGGATGCAATTATTGAACTGTCAGATTTAGTTTGTGAATTACAGGAAGAAGTTAAACAATTAAAGGCAAAACTAGGAGCTTAAAATGAATACTTTATATTATCGCTATGTGATTATGGGTAAACGTACTGTTGACAGCATTCCTGCATCAAGACGTGAAGCTGTAAAAGAAATGCTAATCGAAAATGGTTACACAATAAATGATGACGGCACAGTATCTAAGTCGTAACTCATTCTAAGAATGACAAAGCCTCTGTAATAGAGGCTTTATAATAACTAATTAACTTTGTCTGTAATGCCAATATCTCGTAAGAGTTTTTGAGCAAAATGTTTATCTGCTAGATGTGTAGGAATTTGAACACGACCTGTTAGTTTTCCATGAGCGTCTTGTTTAATCCAAATTTCATGGGAACCTTTACCATTACGATAATATCTGTAACCGTGTTCTTTTAAGATCTCAATGACAATTTTGTAGTAACCGTTCATTAAGAAAGTGCACCTATAATAATTCCATTAGGAGAAATTTTGGGATGATCCTTTTCGTCATCTACTCCATAAAGGTCGAGCCTTACTAGATCGTAAGCTCCACTTTCAATAGCTTCGATTACTTCTTGAACAGTTTTACCCTCTGCATTAAGTCCTTTAATATCAGGACTACAGCCATAAATTAACCCTGTTTCTTTTGATCTAAAAATATCATAGCGATATGATAAGGTTACACCAAACAATTTATATATTTGTTTCCAAAATGGAAGACCTATTCTATATTTCATATCTCTTCTCCAACGTTTTTCTAATGTGTAATATTACATTCTCAAAACGCTTTGGTAAATATAGAAAAATTTAACTATTTGATTTAGGACACTATAAAGGAGTGCATTATGTACACAAGATTACACGCTGTTAATGGTATTGTAGGTGAAGGTGTTAAGTTCGAGCGCATCAGACGTGTCACTGGTTATCTTGTAGGAACCTTAGATCGCTTTAACAACGCAAAACGAGCCGAGGTTCGTGACAGAGTTAAGCATATGCATGCGTGATATCATTCATTTTACTGATGTCAGTAAAATGGATTATACTCTATAAAAATAAAAAATCCTCGTTGTCATGATAACAATGAGGATAAATGCGTTTACAGGATTATTATATTAAGTATGGAAAGAAAAGTACATTTAACTTTTGAATTTTTCAAAGTAACTCAACCAAAAGATTCGTCATTAAATTTTGAGGATACTTTAGTTCGATTATTAAACAAAGATATTACTCAAAAGGATAAGAAGATACTAGCCAATGAAAATAACTCTGAAGAGATAGTTATCGTTTTTACAAAAGTAAGAATGAACAACATTCCAGACAAAATTAATGTAGCAACAGGATCTTGTACTCCAATTGAGCTTAGCGATGATGAAGGGTTAAGTGAAAAAGTTGTTTTTATCTTTAATAAGAAATTAAAAGTTGTAGCAATTCAGAAAAATGTAAATTCGATAACATCTACAGGAATATTTAATTTTATACGAAATGAGATTACTGACAGTAAATTTGAAACAAGTTTTATTATCAGACAAGATGTATTAGAACAGTTAAGTAAAATGAAACAAGTTACCAAGTGCGAAATTAAAATTGATTATACAAAAGATTTATCTTTCTTGAAAGGCAGTGATAACAGTATTTTTGATAAGCTTTCAAGGCAAGAAGATATTGGTGCTAATTTCTTAAATCTCTCTTTTTCAATGGGTGTAAACAGTAAAGATAGTTTGTCTGATTCTTTGATAAACAAAGTTAAAAAAATCTGTTCATTAAATAATGACGCAATCTATTCAATGAATTTATGGGGCAAAGACGAAGAAAATAAAAGCATGGTATTAGATATGCTTAATTTTAAATTATTGGATAAAGAAGAAATTAAAGTTATTAAAAGAAATATTGATAACTCATTACTAATAACAAGTGCTAAAAAGGCAATAGAGAACAATCTAGATATATTAAAAGGTCTTTGTGATAATGTATAGAATTTTTGAAAAGCACGCAGGTATTATTGTATTTATAATTGCAATAATTGTTTTATTTTTGCTTAAAAACAAGCTTTGTATGACAAAGATAGAAAATTCTTTAACAGATTTTTTGAACATATTTTCAATCTTTGCAGGCTTTTTAACTACTTCTATTTCCATTCTTTACTCTATTCAGGATAAAGATTTTATTAAAATAGCAAAAACATCTGGAGCTTATCAAGATTTGTTAAAGCTGATCTATAAGACCATTGGATGGTGCGTTCTTTCAATTGTAGCAGTTATAATTGCGAAATTAATAACAGCAGATTCTGTTAAGCTTATAGCTTTAAGTATTTGCTTTGGTGCTTTATCCGCTGTTATCTTAGCTGGTTTCTTATTTATAAAGCTCATGTGTCTTAACAAGTAAGGCAGTATCTCTACTGCCTTAAACTCATTTCTTTAAGATTGTATCTACAATAAAGCGACTAGTGGTTTTGTCTGATGATTTTGCAAGCTCTTTAATCTGATTCATCTCATCTTCAGTACAGACAACAACAATGCGCCCTGATTTCTTGAGCTCTGGTGCTTTGTTAGGTCCTGTGGTTCCAACAGGACGTCCTGCACCTTCTCTGTATCCGCCTCTCATGATTAGCCTCCGAAACATTGAACCAACTTTATTGTGATACCAATAACGTTAAGTACGATGATAGCAACTAACAGCCATTCGATTCGATTTAATTTTTTCATTTGAAAATACCTCAAGTTTAACTTAAACTTAAAGTACCCTTAGGGCTCCAACCTAAGGGCAGTTAAGTTTATCTTAATACTAGGTCAAGGATTTGATATACGACTGTTGAAAGAAAAGTTAATAACATCAGTATCTCTATTCTTGACCATTTACGTTTGCACGATTGCTTACGTTTCTTTTTCATCTCTCACCTCCTTATGTTTATAATTATATATTATTGATTATTTGAAGTCAAGTAAATAATCTATAAATATAGTAAGAAACATAGGAGTGATATAACTAAAAAAGGCAGTATCACTACTGCCTTTTCTGCTAGTTTCTTGTTACAAGTTCATTTTTTTTCTTATTCTTTAACAGAACATCTACACTAAAGTCAGGTGCTGTTGCAGCTTCATAAAGTCTTGCTTTATTAATGTCTCTTAAAGCAAAACACAAATCCTGAGCTTGTTTCTGCAAAGAAGCAATTTGATCATAAATAGCAAGAAGATCAGGTCTGAACATCTGATGATAGTAAAGTATATGATCAACAGCTACAGCCTGACTTTCAGTCATCAATACTCCCCTAACCTGTCCACTCTCGATCTGCTCCTGAGTATTTAAGTGAGCTTGTGGATTACCTTTATTAAGTGCGATTGCATAACCTTGCTTAAAAGCTCTGTTTGCAATATCAACTAATGCAACAAAACTTTCATCAGACAGGTTGTTCTTGTCACTTAAAGTTTTAATCTCTTCTACATACCAGCAACGCTTCTTTGGCTGTTCTTTTTTCTGTGTATAAGTTCCATTAGCGCGAATTGAAGGTAATACTTCATTACAAATCCACTGCCTGAACTCGCGGGCAATCTTAGAGTTAGATCTCATCATTACGAAGTAGAGCTGAGGCTCGGTGATCATGGTGCATTGTTGACCGTGGTTATTAGCGTCTTTGAGGAGGGCGGAATTTAATTCCGTGCTCCCAAACTCTTCTTTAATCTGATTAGCAGTCTTGTTAGATTGAGCTAAGTTTAGTGATGCACATACATCAGCCAGGCAAAATAGCACTTCACCTTTGTCATTCTGTACTACACGGATGTCTGAGTTATGGAAGTTGTAAGAAGTTAGATTTGAGTTAGACATGATATGTCTCCTTTGTATATATTTTTGAATTAACCCATTTTGAGTGGGTCGGTGGTGCTCAAAAACTCGTACAAAGGTCGAGCGGTGCTTATTCAGTATATTCACACCACACCACCATAGAAAGATACAATAAGACTGAGCTTAATGTATGTAATATGGTGAGATTGACGTGTGTCGCCAAGTCAGCGCTTTGTATCGTCGTGTTTTTGAGGCACGGTAGGACAGTCCCTACATCAGCGATAATAGCGCAGAAAAATTGGAGCGTCAAGGAGTTATTTTTGTTCTTTTACAGCCTTTTGTATGGCTTTACCAAACATCTGACAGGCAAGGCTTACTTCTCGAGCTTCATTGTCGGGGAGCCAATACAGTCCTGCTGCTAGTATTCCGTCAAACTCCTCAAGCGTACCTTGTATAGTCTCTATTTCATCTTCTGATAGGTCAATCTTCATCTTCATTACCCTCTAAATAAACATCTAACCAAATTGTATCGCCGTAGATTTCGGGTTCTTCAATATCAAAAGATACTACTTTGTATTCGCCGTACTTTTCTTTTAGATCTTTTTTATTATCAATGTAAAAACAGCCATCTTCAAAAGTTCCTAGTAAACCATTATTAAGAAATGGCTTAACACTACAACCACAGTAAGCATCTAATAATTCTTTAAACTTCATTTTATTTTTAATCTCTCAACGTTCCACTTTTGCCGTTCAAACGTCACACTTTTAACTATTCAAACGGCAAACGTTTTACTCCTCTGTAACCTCAACGTCTTTTACATGAACTTTGTATTGATCACCTACGCATGACTTTAATTCCTCTTCAAGTGCTGATGAATTGTTTTCTAAACAATAATTTCTTAAATCAGCTAAAGACATCTTTTGAAAAGCTTTGCTCATATCTTCCCTGTCATAGCTATCTGTAATTTCTACAATAGTTTTAATCTTAATCATTTTTTTCTACTCCAAAAGGTTGCCATTGATTGTTGATTTCAATCTCAAACTCTTCCCATAATTCATCAAAATAATAAGTTTTACTATCCCCTAACGTGATTGAAACCACAGCGTCTTTTGTCACATTGATAGATGTAACAACGGTATAAACTTCAGTCCCTGTAGCCTTGTTTTTTAAAGCTACGGCAACTCTACCTAAGATGTTCTTGTGTTGATTTGCTGACTTAAGCAAAGATGTAAATTCGTTTATTGTTTTACAAGGTCTCCACTTAACTTCTTTCTCTACTTGTTCTGTGTTCTTAACTTTATCTAATGGTAAAAAGTAGGTATAGTAACCACAGTAGTCATAACTACAATCAACCATAAAACGATCAATGTCACGACTTTTATTGATCGTATATAATGTATCAATATGACTTTTATTTTCGATGTAATCATCTAATTTTTCTATATAGTCAGCATAGTATCCCTTTTTGCCTATATAGGCTTTTGCCTGTTCAGTGTCGTTAGGACCAAACACATCTTCAATATCAAAATTCTTAAACTTCATTTTTTATCCTATTTGAAATCTTATCAAGCGTATCTACTACCATGTGTTGGAATGTCCAAATCTCACTTAAATGATCAAATACCGCTTGTTTAAATTTCCAGAAGCGGTAGTCCTGGTAAACGCATAAAGCACCTAACAGGACAATACAGATAAGCTCATCACTCATTTTCTACTCTCTTTAATTTCTGCACAAAGCCATTGATAACGTTCGGTAAAGATATTTTTTTACCATCTTTAAAGCTAAGCTCTAAGTCCACGTCTAAGTCTTCTAAGATATATTCAAGTAGAAAAATCTCAAGGTTAGTTAATTGCACGTTATGTGTATCATTTAATTCACTCATCTTTCACCTCAAAGAAATTGATATAAATAGCTATGCCACCCTCTTCATATTCTTTAAAAGCAGGTGAAATTCCAACTACTTCGTACTTACCGAATTTTTTTTATATTTTTATCTGAAAGATAATAATCATCAGTTCCTAGCTTTTTGTTGGTGTCATAAATATATATTTCTGCTTCAAAATCAATTCCTTTAAGATCCTTTAATGTCAGCATAATTAAGCTCCAGTACTGCCAAATCCACCATCACCACGATGGGTATCAACTCCAATAACCTTACCTTCAATCATCTTGATATTTGGTAAAGGTAAGATAACCAACTGAGCAATGCGATTACCTTTAAATATCTTTGTTACGTTAAAAGGCTCTAACACAACTCTGATTGAACCTGTATAACCTGCATCAACAACGCCAATCGGTGTACCAATACCTTTAACGTTGAATGATGAGCGTGGACATACAAGACCTACATAACCTTCAGGTATCAGCACATGTACACCAGTATCAATGGTGTTAGCTACATTAGGCTCTAAAACCTGATCTTCTTTACAGGCAAGATCAAAGCCTGCATCACTGTCATGTGCTTTTGCTGGGACATAGGCACCTTCATCTAATTCATATTTAATTTGCATGTTGTATTTTTCCTTCATTAACCAACTCTGAAATTCTGCTTACAGAGAAACCTCTTTGATCTTTTAAGAACATGAACTGACTTAAACGGATCTTGTAAAAAGAGCAGAAAGCATCAGCTGATTCAAATACACGACCGTCACAGTCAACATAAGTCATAGTTGTTTTCTTGGTTAAATCACGTTCAGCTCTTTTACTGTCTTTTATCTGCTTTCCTACCTTGATGCTCTGAGCAAATGAACTACTGTGCCATTTATCATTACTCTTCTTTGTTTCGACCTGTTTTACCTTAGTACGACCTGACATTGTTTCTAGCTTAATCTTGTAGTCCTCCTCTGCGTTTTTAAGTGCCATGTCGTAAGGTAAGTCATAATCTTTCATGTACTCATAACAAACAGCTCCGATATACTTTTCACGGTTCTTTACAAGTTCAGAAATGGATTTGTAATGAATAAACATAGCAGCACCTTTTAAGCAGCGAACTCTAATAACTTCTGTCTGAACTGCTCACGAACTTTAATATCTTTATCAAGCTTCAGGTTCTTAACAAACATCAAAGCATCAAAAGCATCTAAAAGTCGGTTTAAAGCTTTGGCATACTGCAAATCAGTAGATGCATCTTTCTTTAACTCAAAGCGAACAATTCGGGTTAATGAATCATCATTCAGATCGTTAATAATTGAATGAATAAAGTCATCAGCAAAACCCAGTGACTGCAACACCTTTGTACCGTTATAAGTGGCACCTAAGATTTTAAAAGTTTTGACTACATCTTTTGGTTGCTCTACTTGCACTGTCTCTTCAATAGATACTGTCTTCTCTGTCTTTGCTGTAACTGTTTCTTTACTCTCTTCTTGTGTCTTCTTAATGTCTTCATTCTTATTAACTTTTAAAGGTGTGGTTAATGCCTTCTCCATACTCCAGTGCAGTCTATTAACTCGATGGTCATATATCTTTGAAGGAATATGGTGAAACTCGCACATCTCTTTAATTGACTCAAACTCATTACCTAAATGATCTGTTACTTTCATCTCTAATCTCCCCAAAATCTGTCTGACTGTTCCTGTTGTTTTGCAAAATAAGCATCTGCGTAGCTGTCATCGCAAACCTCATCATCAGGATCGTAATCGTCATACTCACGATCGTCTTCTTCGTAGTCCTCATCATCTTCATCAGGTACTTCAACCCAATCATCAGGTTCAGAAATACTTTCACTGCCTGCACGACCTCTATATTCCAAATGCATAGTTACTCCTGCAATTTTTCAATCTCATCTTCGTGCTTGAAGTACCACTGCAAAGCGTACTTCTTACACATCAGCTTAAACTCATGGTTACTGATACCAAGCTCACTGACCATGACATCTACACTGTCACCGTTAAATTCCAAACTCTGCAGCAATTCAGTAAATGTCATGCCCAGAGGCTTAACAATTCTTTTAAAGAGTTCATCAATGTTCTCATCTATACTCTGATAAACTCTTTTATTGCTCTTATAAAATCTTTCAATCTCTTCTGTTGTCCATCCTTCACGCAATCTTTTCTTTGCCGTGTTGCGTGAAATTCCTACAGCCTTACATAAGGCTTTTAATGTCATAGAACCCTCACGACTGATTTAAATACACACAATAAATCAGGACCAAAGAAACGCTGTCTTCTTCCAAATGTCATGACTCTGACTCCTCTTAACCTATTTTTTCTTTTTAAAAGCTGAAACATTGCTGTTGATATACCTAAAAGAGATGCTGCATCCTGAGCTGATACCCAGTTCTTAATGTTAGAAACTTCAATTTCAGTGGCATTGAGTGCTAAAGGCTGTTCCCTTTCTTCTTTCTTTAACACTTCATACTCTTTAATCTCTTCATCTGTTGGTATGTGACCTATCATCATCGGTTTTGCCATAACCAGCTCCTATGCTTCAACAGCAATTGAAGATCCAAACTCAAAACCTTTAAGGTATCTCTCTTCAAATGTACGTACCATTTTTAAGAAAAGAGGTAATACAGAAGTGTTATGTCTTAATGTGTCTGCTTTTATATAAAAAGCTGTCATGTTTAAATTAGTGTCAAAAACTCTGTAGGTAACGTTATCTACTGTCTGACTGTTTCTAATCATGTCGTCTAGTGCAGTAATCCAGTTAGCGTCACTGCATAGAGTTGTAAAATCTTCGCTTTCATCAATGTAACTAACTGTGAAACGGTGCTTTAATATGTCTAATCTCATTTTTCAATCTCTCTAATATTCAAAAATCTCATACAATGTGAACCAAAAGGCTAACAGTCCCATAGTGATGATTAGATCAATCGCTATGCGTTTAGCTTACCTTAGCTTCTGTTGGTAACTTGGTGTCTTTAACATTCTTTAAAAGCTCCTCTAGTAGGTCATCTGAGGTTGCGTTATCTTTGATGGATACACGCTGATTAGCCTCATCTACAGCTCTTAAGAAGCTTGCAATAGCTTCACCTGCTGTTTTCAGATTGCTGTTTGTTTCCTGGCAGAACTTGGTCTTAGTACGCATGAACTGAAGTATCAAAGCTGTAGCAAGTTTCTGTACGACAAGCTTTTTAGAAACCTGAAAGATGATCTTCAAGATGTTGATATAGCCATTTACAACCTGCTCTGTAGGTGCGTTGTCCCAGTGGAATGAAATCAAATCTTTTAGACGTAAAACAGCCATGCTTTCATCGTTTTTATCTGAGGTTGAGACAACAAATTCGTGTGTATCTAATTCGTAGAAGTCACTTACGATGCGGTCTTTAGTTCTACCATCAAGAACAGTAATGTATTCATACTGTAGCTTTGTTGCTACCTTCTTATAGATTGGTTGCAGATATGGAGGTAATTCAGAGACAACCTGTTCTTCTAGTGGCTTTACCTCAGTAGCAGTCTCTACTTCAACCTTAACTGGTTCAGCTTCAACCTTAACTTTCTTAGCCTTTTCTTTCTTAGGAACAGCCTTAACTTCAACAGGATCGCAAGGAACGAAAGGCTTATTAACTAAAGCGTAAGGATCAATAGATTCATCCTTAGTCATTGCTACAACGACATCACGCATTAATTGTTCAGAAATCTGAGAATAAAGGCAGTCTTCTCTATCTTTAAGTCGTTTTAGCTCAAAATCAGTATCTTTGTTTAAAGAAGCATTTGAAACATTAAGATACTTCGATGCTAGTTCTTTAGCTTTTTTAATTTCTTCCTTAAAAAAGATAAGTTCTTTACCAGCTTCAAGGTAGTCGTTCTTTAAGTCATCTGATATTGTGAGTGTTAGTTGCATTTTGTTTACCTGTGTATTTATAAAATCATTATTACGTAAATTTTGTATGTTTTAAATATACATCTGTCAAATACAAAACGCAAGATTTTATTTACATAAGTAAACAAGAATTTTTAAAATTTTGTGATAAAAGTTAAAAAGAAATAAAAAAAGCTACCTTTGTAGAGGTAGCTTTGAAGTTGTGTAAAGTAAAGAACTAAGAAACGTCTCCACAGCGTTCAATTACTTTTCCAATAATAATGATTTGATTAGCTTCTTCAGGCGTTAATATCTCATCCTTATAAGTTGGATTATCCGACCTGATAATTAGATTTTTAAAAGTCTTTATAAGTCTTTTTACTCTAAGCGAATGATCATAAACAATTGCATAGATACTATTATCTACAATCTGTTGATTATTAGCACAATCTACTAAGATACAGTCTCCAGCACGGATCAGCGGATCCATACTGTCACCTATAACTCTAAAGCGCTTACAGTACTTAGGATTGATTCCTCTATCAGCGAAGTAAGAAAGCCTATAAGTAGCCTTTTCAGTATCTTCAATCTCATCATAAGTAGGCTCAGGCGCATCGCCACAACCAAATGTAACTCTGTACTCAGGAATTTGAATAAATCCTTCTGACACCTCTTCAGATTTATCTAACGGTATGATGTTCTGAGCTTCTTTCTCTCCTTCACCTGACACAAGCCAATCAGCTGATACATTAAGGACTGACGCTATTTTTAATAAAGCATCTCCTTTTGGAAGTTGTCTAGTTCCTTTTCTCCAGTGACTTACAGTACCTGGCGAAACACCTATTGCAGAGGCAAGCTCGTTTCCTTTCATTTTTGACTCGGAAAGAGCTATCGCCAAACGATCTTTAAATTCACTCATTTTCATTCCAAAAAAATAAAACATTGTTGACATAAGTATAGTTTAATCTAAAAATTTTTCTTGACAAATGTATACTCACGTATATACTGAATTTATCAATGACAATATTTATTTACATACAGGAGATTTTTTTAACAATGCCAAAATCAAGACCTCTGTCTCCAGAGTTGTCAGTAAAGATTATTGATGACATTGGACAGGTTAGGCTGTCACAGATGCTTGGTATTACGCCTGGCGCTGTCTCGCACTGGAAGAAAAGAGGAATTCCATTCTACTACGTAGATTTTTTAATTAGACACTTTTCAAAAATTAACATTCAGATAGGAGTTTTAAATGAATAGTGTTGATGTTGAATCACAGCCTGCAACAACTGCTGCTGTTGTCTGTCAGATAGTAACCGAACTTGATCAAGTGAGAATTTGTCTTGATCAGATCCAAAAGAAATTATCTGTTTTTACTTCAGGTAAAGAAGGTGAAATTAAATATGTTGAAAAAAACTCAGTCACATTAAAAGAGCTAAAAGGTGTTTTAGCTCAAGTAATAGCTAGCGGTAAAGAAGGTAAAAGCGAAGTGATCAAAATGTTTAACAAATACGGTGCTTCAAAGTTATCTGAAGTAAAAGAAGAATATTACTTTGCATTATATCAGGAGGCTTGTGAATGGCTGAATATTCAATTTTAATCGGTCAAGGCAGACAATCTTCTGAGCATTCTGTACTTAGTGCATCTTCTGCTCACAGATGGCTTAACTGTACAGCTTCTATCAAAGCAAGTGAAGGCATGCCTGACAATGTATCAGATTTTGCTCAGACAGGAACAAATGTTCATGAGCTTTGTTGTTATAAAGTAGCAAAACTCTTAGAAGCTAAAAACTGCCCTGCAAAACCTGAACATGAGTACACAACCGAAGATGAACTCAACGCATCTGCTTACGCAGACTTCGTTAAATCACATGTATCAGATAAAACTCTGCTAATAGCCTTAGAGCAGACTGTAGATTACTCAGAATTTACCGCTGACGGGAGCTATGGTACAGCTGACTGTCTGATCATTGATGACGATTCAATTACTGTTATCGATTATAAAAACGGCGCTGGTGTTAAGGTTGATTGTACTTTTAACCCACAGATGATGCTTTACGCATTAGGTGCTTACTCTGTTTTTAAAGATATCTTATCTGAAATTAAAACAGTAACTATGGCTATCTATCAGCCAAACATTAACAACATTTCAACTCAACAGCTAACTTTTGATGAGCTTATTAAAGCAACTGTCACCTTTAAAGATAAAGCTAAAGAAGCTCTATCTGGTAATGGCACCGCTAAGTGTGGTGACTGGTGTCGTTTCTGCAAAGCAAAAGCTGTTTGCAGTGAAAGAGCAAAGCAGTTTAGTGAACTGATTCAGTCTTTTAACGACTATTGCGAAAACGAAGATAACGCTGTTACAAGCTTATCAGAAGTTCAAATTCTTGAGGTTCTAAAAAAAGGTTCTGAGCTTTGTGCTTGGGTTAAGGATGTTCAGGAATATGCACTTAACTGCGCCAAAGTTGGTAAGGAGTGGCAAGGATTTAAGCTATCTAGCAGATCAGTAAGGAAGTACACTTCAGACACAGAGGTTGCTATAGCTCTTCAAAACGCAGGTATTGAGCCTTACGAAGTTGTTAAAAAACTTAAGACAATTACAAATGTAGAAAAAGAGTTAGGTAAGAAAAAAACAGCTGAAGTTTTAAACGGGCTGGTAGAAAAAGTTCCAGGTAAAGAAACACTGACAGCGGTTTAACACTGTCAGTAAACAAAATGTAACTAAGGAAAATTATATGTCAATTAAACTAAATATCACAAGAGGTGTGATCCAAAGACCTCAAAAAGTTGTGATCTATGGCCCTGAAGGTATTGGAAAAACATCACTTGCATCAAAGTTTCCTGATCCTCTGTTTATTGATACTGAGGGCGGTTCTGCTCATTTAGATGTTGCTCGTATTGAATGTCGTCAGTCATGGCAGGAACTTATCGAAACTGTAAAAGCAGTTGCTGAGCAGGATGTATGCAAGACTTTAATCATTGATACAGCTGATTGGGCTGAGCAACTAGCTGTTGAGCATTTATGTAAAAAGTACAATCAGCCATCTATCGAAAGTTTTGGTTATGGTAAAGGCTACACATACTTAAGTGAAGAATTTTCTAATTTACTGTCTGAACTCGAGAATGTGATCAAGTCAGGAAAGAATGTAGTTGTTACTGCTCATGCAAAAATGCGTAAGCAAGAACTTCCTGATGGAGATGCTGCTTTTGATCGCTGGGAGTTAAAACTCTCTCGTTCTGTTGCACCTCTGGTTAAAGAATGGGCTGACATGGTTTTGTTTTTGAATTACAAAACAGACATTCAATACACAGAAAACAATGTAGCTAAAGCCAAGAATGGTAAACGTGTGATGTACACAACTCATCACAGCTGTTGGGATGCCAAAAACAGACAAGGTTTAGCAGATATGCTTGATCTTGATTACAAGAACATCAGCTTTATCTTTGAACATCATTCTCTACGTGAACTGATGGCAAGAGATAACGTTACAGAAGAACAAATCAGAGAATTACTTAAAAAGAGTGATTCTTACAACCCTGATTTACCACTTGAGAGTTATACAAGCAAACTTGTACCTAAGTGGGAAATGATCCTTTCAAAATTATCTACTTTTTAATATCTGGAGAAATAATTATGCAAGATATTGGTCATACTTTAGATTGGGATGATGTTTTTACCCAAGATGGTCAGGAATTCATTATTTTAGAGCCTGGCATTTATAACTTTACTGTAAAAGAGTTCAAGCGTGGTCGTTTCCCAGGCAGTCCGAAGATCCCTGTCTGCAATAAAGCAGAATTAATTCTTGAGATTAATTCTGATAAAGGACCAGTCTCAGTTAAGAGCGACTTAATCATGTTCTCTTCAATGGAGTGGAAGATCTCTTCATTCTTACGCTCTGTAGGTCTTAAAAAACATGGTGAAACTGTAAAAGTTAAGTGGGATGAGCTTGTTGGTAAAGCAGGTCGTTGCTCAATTACCAACAGAAAATATGTAGACAAAAACGGAAAAGAACAGACAGCCAATGATGTTGACAGGTTCTTAGATCCTGAGAATGTTCAAACCACTATCAATGCTGTTCAAACAAAGAATGACGATGATTTGTTAGGATAGTAGCATGCAACTAAGACCATATCAGGAAGAAGCTGTTAATGCAGCTTTTAATGAGTGGCAAATGGGCAGGGGTAAAACCCTGCTCGTCTTAGCCACAGGAACAGGAAAAACTATCATTTTCTCTACAGTAGCTAAAAGATTTGTTGAAGCTAATCCATACTGTAGAGTGCTTGTACTTGCTCATAGAGATGAACTTTTACAACAGGCTGCAGATAAACTCAAATTTGCTACAGGTTTAGATGCTGACTTTGAAAAAGCAGAGCTTACAGCGATAAATAGTAGCAAACAGATTGTAATTGGCTCAATTCAGACATTAAACAATGAGAAGAGATTAAAAGCTTACTCTCAAAATGCTTTTAATCTTATCATTATCGATGAAGCTCATCATTGTTTGTCAGAATCATATCAAAAAGTACTAGGTTATTTCAATAACTCTAAAGTACTAGGTGTTACTGCCACGCCAGACAGAGCCGATAAAAAAGCTTTATCAAAGTTTTTTGAATCTATGGCTTATGAGTACTCTATCGCCAGAGCTATTAGAGAAGGTTATCTTTCTCCAATGAAAGCACTGATGATCCCTCTTTCAATTGATCTGACTAATGTTAAAGAGAGTTGTGGAGACTATGTTTTATCTTCTCTAGGAGATACTATCGAGCCATATCTACAACAGATAGCACAGCAGATGAAAAACTATTGTCTAAATCGCAAAACAGTAGTTTTTCTGCCTCTTGTACAGATTTCTCAGCAGTTCAGAGATTTACTTAATTCAATGGGATTTAGAGCTGCAGAGGTTAATGGAGAGAGTACTAATCGCAAAGAGATTTTAAAAGCGTTTGAAGAAAACAAGTTTAACGTGATCTGCAACTCAATGCTTCTTACCGAAGGTTGGGACTGTCCTTCTGTCGACTGTATCGTAGTTTTGCGCCCTACAAAATCAAGAGCCCTGTATACTCAGATGGTTGGTAGAGGTATGCGTTTATCAGAAGGCAAAACAGAATTATTACTGTTAGATTTTCTATGGCAAACTCAAAAACTTTCTCTTTGCAGGCCTTCAGCTCTTATCTCTAAAGATGAAGAACACGCTGAAAAAGTTAACGAAAAAATTAAAAATGCCAATGAAGCTGTAGACATCATAGAGGCTGAAGAAGAAGCTGACATTGATATTATCGAACAGCGTAAAAAAGCCCTGGCAAAACAACTTGAAGAACAAAAACATAAAAAAGCCAAACTTGTTGATCCTTTATTCTTTGCTTTTTCTATCAATAGTGAAGTACTTACAGACTATCAACCAACTTACGATTGGGAAAGTCAGCCAATTTCAGATAAGCAAAAAACATGTCTTGAAAAGTACGGTATTGATTATTTGAATATCAGAACAAAAGGTGAAGCCAGTGTTCTGCTAGATATTCTCTCAAGAAGACAGAACGAAAACCTTGCTAGACCAAAGCAGATCAGAAAGCTTGAATCTTATGGATTTAAAAACGTTTATCTATGGACATATAACCAAGCTACCCAGATGATAGGCGCTATTGCAGCCAATCGCTGGAGAGTTCCTCTTAACATTGTACCCTCACAGTATCAACCTAGATAAGGAGCGTAAATATGGAACAAATTAAAAAGAAAGATCTTATTAGCGCTCTAAAGTATATCAAACCATCAGATTTGGATTATCAAGGATGGATCGAGGTAGGCATGGGGCTTAAAGAAGAAGGTTTTGATTGGACAACATGGGACGAATGGTCACGTGATGACGCCAGATACAAACCTCATGTATGTGAAACTAAATGGAATTCCTTTAATGGCTCTACTTCAAACATCACTGGAGCAACTATCTTAAAAAGAGCTATCGATAATGGCTGGTCACCTGCTAATGGTGGCTATGAATTATCTTTTGATGACTACTTTACAGATGATGAAATGCCAATAGCAAACAAAACACCTGTAGAGCAGGTTAGAGAGTACTTAACTACTCTTTTCAAAGAAGATGAACACGTCAACATTGTTATTGAATCAATACAACGTGAAGATGGTAAATGGACACCTTGCGCTAAAGGTGACAGCTCTCGCACTGCAGGTGAGTTAATCAGAGAGCTTGACAGACATCCTAAAGATCTTGGAGCTACCATTGGAGATTGGAATGAAGAAGCTGGTGCTTGGATTAGATTTAATCCTTGTGACGGTAAAGGTGTTAGAAACACCAATACTACAGCTTACAGGTTTGCTTTGGTTGAATCTGATGAAATAAGTATCGAAGAACAGAGAAAAGCTTATATTAAGTACAATCTACCTATAGCAGCGCTCGTGTATTCTGGTACAAAGTCACTCCATGCTATTGTCAGAATCGATGCTAAAGATGAGAAAGAATATGCTCAAAGAGTATCTTTCTTATATCAATTCTTAGAGGATAAAGGCTTTAAACTCGACACTCAGAATAAGAATGTAATGCGCCTTTCAAGACTACCAGGTGCAAGCAGAAACGGTAACATCCAAAGTTTAGAAGCTACAAATATAGGTGCATCTTCATGGTCTGAGTGGCGTAATTCTCAGGATGATTCAGAAGCAGATCTGCCACCAATGGAATCTCTTGATTCTTACTTTGCACATCCTACCGAGTTACCAAAACCAATCATTGACGGTATTCTGCGTCAGGGAAGAAAGATGATTTTACTCGGAGATTCTAAAGCTGGTAAGTCATTCTGCCTGATGCAACTGGTTGTAGCTTTTGCAGAAGGCTCTAAGTGGTTAGGCTGTAAGTGCGAAAAACTAGATAAAGTTCTTTATATCAACTTTGAGATTGCTAAAGACGCTGCTAACAAACGTTTCTTAGATATCTACAAAGCTTTAGGCTTACCTACAGATCCAAAGAAAAACAACTGTAAGAACATTATCATGTGGCACTTGAGAGGTAAAGCTGTTTCTATTAAGAGCTTATATAAGAGCATCATTAGCGGTGTTAACAATTACTCAGGGATTCAAGCTATTGTTATCGATCCTATCTATAAGATTTTAGGTGGTGACGAAAACTCAGCAGCTGATGTTACAGAATTCTGTAATGCAATGGATAAAATTGCTGTAGAAACAGGTGCTAGTGTAATTTATGCCCACCACCATGCAAAGGGGGCTCAGAGTGGAAAGAAGTCAATTGATAGAGGTTCAGGATCAGGCGTGTTAGCTCGTGACCCTGACGCTATTTTAGATATTTCTGCATTGGATATCACCACAGTTGATAACAGTAATAATACTGAATCAAAGATTTCGTGGTCAAGCTCAATTACTGGAGACAACCAAAATGCATTTAGAGTTACAGGCTCTCTGCGTGAGTTTAAACAAATCAATCCTATCAATGTTTGGTTTAATTACCCTATCCACGTTGTTGATACAACAGGAGAACTTGAAAAACAGTTCTTGGAAGGAGATACCAGAAACAACCTAAAACAAAATCAAATCAGCCCTCAAGAAAAAAAGAAAATACTTAGAGATGCATTATTAATTCTTGATCCTGCATGCGATGGTTGTAGTGTTACTGAGATATCAGAATATATAGGCAGAACACGTAAAACCACACTTGCGTGGCTTAAGCAATACGGTACTGCTTTTCAGCAACAAAAAAATCTATGGTTTACGGCTGAATCTCTAGCCAGAAAATTAAGACATTTACCTTCTATTGAAGATGAACTTGATTAGTAAATATGAATATTGTTATAGAAATTGAGGTGAGTAATGACTGTTTTTGATGTGAGTAAAATGGGAACTTTCACCCAATTACTCACAGTGAGTAGTCTACTCACTCAAGTGAGTAAAATGGGAACTTTCACCCAATTACTCACAGTGAGTAGTCTACTCACTCAAGTGAGTAAAATGGGGATTTTCTCCTTTTACTCACAGTGAGTAAATGGGTAAATCTCCGTATTACTCACAGTGAGTAAATGGGCGTTTTTCCGTCTACTCACAGTGAGTAAATCGGGTATATATATATAAATATATATAGGGTATTAAACCCCTATATATTTATACATATATCTGAAAGCGACTACCCACCCTGAGTAGAAAATTTTTACACTACTCACTTTTGACAAGTAAAAAATTTGGACTGAGAAAAAAGACAACTTGCAAATGGTTGTTCTGGCTTTTTAGTTTTGATGTGGTAGTCAATGGTATTTTTGTTTTATGGTTGATAAAAGGTGATCTATGCGCATAAGAAAGCTATCTTACGAGTTTTTAAATTCAGTCAGGACAGGATATAACTTTCCTGCGTGGGTAGAAGCGTTTGGACACTGGGCAAGAGTTGATCTTGATAATCCGAAAAACTACCGTTGTTGGCTAGGGGCTAAATTTCACTCAGGAGAGCCTGTCGAGCACAAGAGATATATTCCTATACGTGACGATGAGGCATTAGCCCTTGACGAGGCTTTAAATGGTGTCTGCGGGCAAAATAAATACTATAAGTCACTCATCGAAGAGTTTGTGATCAAAGAAAGTTCATGTTTGGACGTTTTAAGATCAAAATGGATTGGTCGCAGGTACAAGAAACTTAACCGCCAGTTTAACTTAAAAACTCTGATTGAAGACAAAGAAAACCTTTACGAAGATATACGTCTGGTGCTGATGGAGAAATTGGTGATGAGAGATGAGTGATACTGAACACAGTATGCTTTATTTTGGTTTGGTATTATTAAATTGAAACATTGAGGTGCTTTTATGACTGATACAAAAATAGTTAATTGGACACAAGTTAATGGTTTCTTTGATGTAGAAGGCGTCACAGAAGACACTCTTGATAAGCTTTGGAAAAACTTTGATGTAGAAAATCTCGATTTAGCTGATATTGAATTTAAGATCTATGGACCTAATTACAATAGTTCTATACGCTCTGATTTTGCTGAAGGCATAGCTTCTTTTCAAAGCATTTTTAACAGACAGCTTTTATTTATTCTAGAGGATAAAAATCCTTACAGGCAGTTGCAGAAAACAGACAAAGAAAACTTCCTGTTTTACATTTCGATTCAGTCTGGATGTACTGACGTTATATTAAAAACCACCAAACCACTCATCAATGTTCTAGCTAAGAAATTAAAAACAATGAAACCTTGTCAAATTTGTATTTTTTTCTTTATTTTAGCTGCTATATATGAAAGCCCAAAGTTTTATGAAACATGGACCGAGTACAGCATAAAAAAACAACAGTTAGAACAAGAACGTTCTAATGCTAAATTTGAAGCTTTGATGAAATTGTCAGAGTCAGATGTATTCAAACGTTTTGTTAATTCTCAGGATTATCAGAATATTAAATCTCTGATCCTTGATGATGTAAGTAATCAGCAAATCAGAGCAACTAATGAACTTATCAGGAACACAGCTGATGTGGAAAGGATTGAGCTTAACAGTGAAAGTTATAATGTAAACGATATAAAGAGAATTAAAGAAACACCTGACGAAGATGTTATACCATCAGCAAGTAAGTTTGTTGAAGGTGAATTTTTAGTCACATCTATTGATAGACTGCACTACCCTTACATAAAACTGCACTTAAAGTCAGTTAACAAAAAAAATGCAACTGTTGATGCTTCTTTAAATTGTGAAGAAGGCTCTTTAACAGATGAACAGATTAAGTTGATTTGGATGTACTGCGAACAAGGACAATCACTCAACTTTAAGTTAAATGAAACCATAGCTAAAGATGGTAAAATTAAAAGTGCTTACGTAGAATACGTTTCAACTCTGTAGCAAAGTAAAATTAAAATGAGAATTGATTACAACATCTTACGTGAACTGTTGAAAGCTATTGATGAAGACAGATTGCCTGAGTTTGTTAAAAACCTAGGCAATGATACTTCATGGCAGGACAAAATCACAGATCCTGATTTACTTGAAGAAGAAACTGAACTTAGACGTAAACTATATCTTGGTAATTTAAAGGTTTTAGTTGATGAAGGTTTTATTGATGGAGTAAGTGTTAGAAAGTCTGTAGATTTGAAGTATTCTGTAGGTTTTGAAGATCCAATGATTACAGTCAAAGGGTTATCCTTTTACGCAGGAATTAAAACTCCTAAATTTCTCAGAAAGTTAAAAGAGTTTGTTGAAGATAATGGTTACGCTCTAACCTTTCAAATTATTATTGACTATGCTCCAAAGCTTTTTAGTGAACTGACAAAAGATTACTTTAAAAAATAGGCAGTATTTTCTACTGCCTATTTTTTACTTTCGCACTAACAAAATTCAATCAGTGGATCACAATATGGATCACAAATCTTTAAGATTAAAGATAACTGATTGAATTTTAAATAATATAAATACAATGAGGGATTATCTATCTAATCAATATCAATTTTTAAATTAGAAGGTATAACGAGCACCTAAGCTTGCAAAGTTCTTATCTGATGAATAAGAAGCATTGATACCAGCCTTGTTAATACCAGCTAAATCGTCTTTGTTGGTTAAATCAAAGCGAGCTTCTGTCCATACGTTGAAGTTTGGAGTTACCTGGTAGTTGATGTAAGCAGGAATTGACTTCTGCGTGTAGTCAATGTCCTTAGCATACTTGCCATCTTGGCTGAAGTTTATTACGTTATAACCTGTTCTAAAGCTTACGCCACACTCTAAGGTATATGATACTACCCACTCAATGCCTTTGGTCTTAAAGTCTTCAACATTAGCCTCACGGAACTTGAAGGTACGGTTGTTGTAAACTAAACCAGTGTAGAATCCCTGAGCAAGATCACCCCATAAAGCACCAACTGAATAGGTATTAACTTTATCAAGATCTGTCATATAAACAGCATAACCATTTTCATTTAAGCGGTTATCATTCTGTCCATTGATTAACTCGTAACCTGCACGAACTGATAATGGACCAAAGCCTACGTTATCGGAGGTATAACCTGCTGCAATTGAAGCACCATCGTTAACTGCTACGGTCTTGTGAGCCTTAAAGCCCTGCTCTAACTTATAAGAATCGTTTGCTGTTAAGTAACCTAACTTTAAGTCAAAACCGTTTGCTGCAAAAGCGTACTCGATACGGCCTGAGTTGCGTTCATCGTTTGCTGTAATTGCATTGCAGCCGTAGTCATCAAATACGTCGGTTACAGACTGAACAAAGTTAATTGCGCCCTTAAAACGACCTACCTTAAAACCACCAAAGTTCTCAATATCAGCCTGAACAAACTGATCACGACCTTTAATACAGTTACCTACCTTTGAGTTTCCATCAGCCATATCCCACTGTGAGTAACCGATTAACTTAACGATACCTACTTTAGTAGAACCGCCGATACCAAAACGTGCTGAATTCTGTAATGTAGAATCGCTTTCACCTGCTAACTTGTTAGCACCATTGTAAATTACAGCCTGTACACGACCATCTGCCTTTAATGACACACCATCTTTATCGTAAACTGTTGCTGCATTTACTGAAACTGTTGCAGCTAAAACTGCTAAAGCTAATAATGACTTTTTCATTTTTACTCTCTTAAATTTATTTCTCTGTGCTCATTGCACGTTGTTTATGTTAAGTAGAGTCTGTTAAATCAAATTGTGCTTATTAAAGTAATTTGTTAAAGAGAAGTTAAGAAATGTAAATAGAAAGAATGGATTTAAAGTAAAGCGTGAGAGATAAAAAAAGGAGCTCATCAGATCTCCTTTAAAATTAGGAGCTAATGCCCAAAAGAGAATTAGCCCCAAAATAACATTTTCTAACCTAAAAGCAGAGTATTCATTGCCTTTACGAAAGAGCTTGGATCTTTTAGAGCACCTTGATCTGCAAGTAATGCCTGCTCATAAATTAAGTCAGCCCACTGTGAGAATCTTGATTCATCAGCCTCAGCATAAGCCTTCTGAACTAACTTGTGCTCTGGATTAATCTCAAGAGTGTACTTCTCGTCAGGCAGTTTCTGACCGCTTGCCTCAAGCAGACGACGCATCTGCATAGTCATCATGTGGTTGGTATCTGAAATAACGCATGAAGGAGAATCGATAAGACGAGTTGATACAACTACATCCTTAACCTTATCACCTAAAGCTTTCTTGAAGCGCTCTACTAGATCTTTATTCTCTTGAGCTACAGTCTCCTGCTTCTTCTTTTCCTCTTCGTCAGCTAATTTGCCTAACTTTAAGTCCTGAGAATTTGCAGAAACGAACTCTTTACCTGAGAACTCGGTGATGTTGCCCATTAACCACTCATCAACACGATCCCACATTAGAAGTACTTCAATTCCTTTATTCTTTAAGTTCTCAAGATAAGGTGAATTTACAGCTGCTTCATAGCTTTCAGCTGTAATGTAGTAGATCTTGTCCTGACCTTCCTTCATACGAGAAATGTAGTCTTCAAAGCTTACATCCTGCACTGATGACTCATTATGAGTTGAAGCAAAGCGCAATAACTTTAAGATAGCATCCTTATTGTCATAATCCTCAACAGGACCTTCCTTTAAAACGTTACCAAACTGCTTGTAGAACTCAGCGTATTTCTCTTTATCCTTTGATAACTTGTCTAACATGGTTAGAACACGTTTGGTTAAAGCTTTCTTTAACTTACGAGTTACAGCTGTTTCCTGTAATAATTCACGTGATACGTTCAATGGAAGTGCATTAGTATCAACCAAACCACGGATAAAACGTAAATAGTTAGGTAAGAAGGCTTCTGCCTTATCCATGATGAATACACGCTGAACGTACAGCTTTAGACCATGCTCATTCTGACGGTTATATAAATCCCATGGAGCCTGCTTTGGAACATACAGTAATGATGTATATTCAAGATCACCTTCAACCTTGTTGTGAGCATAGGTTAATGGATCCTGATAGTCGTGACTTAAATGTTTATAGAACTCGTTGTACTCTTCAGCTTTAATGTCTTTTGGAGCTCTTGTCCATAAAGCCTGAGCATTGTTAACCTGAGTATACTCAAACTTCTTCTCAGGCTCTTTTTTCTCATCCTTATCCTCACCCTCTTTAGGAGCTTCATACTTCTCTTCGTATAGTTCTACAGGAGTTGAAATATGATCTGAGTACTTAGTAATGCACTCGCGAAGTTTCCAAGTATCTAGGAACTCACTTTCTGAATCCTTTAAGTGCAGGATGATCTGAGTACCACGGAATGGAACATTTACGTTCTCTGAGGTAAAGGTACCATTACCATCTGATTCCCAACGTACACCTTCTTCAGGTTTTGCATTAACAGAACGTGATACTACGGTAACCTTATCAGCTACGATAAATGCTGAATAGAAACCAACACCGAACTGACCGATTAACTGAGAGTCCTTCTTTGCATCACCAGTTAGGTTCTTCATGAAAGCTTCAGTACCAGACTCAGCAATAGTACCTAAGTGACTGTTTGCCTCATCTAAGGTCATGCCAATACCGTTATCAGTAATGGTTAAGGTCTTAGCGTCTTTATCAGGACGGATCTGGATCTTAAAAGTTGGATCATCTTTAATTAAATCCTGATTGGTCAAAGACAGGAAATGCAACTTATCAATAGCATCTGATGCATTTGAGATAAGCTCACGAAGAAATACTTCTTTGTTTGAATACAGTGAATTTGCTAGCAAATCTAAAAGTTTAGTAACTTGAGTCTGAAAGCCATGTACAGTAGCTGTCATTTTTAATTATTCTCCATATTTCACAGGTAAGGTATGACACCTTTTCAACTAGAGAACTACATGGGGACGCAAAAAAACAAATTCAAGATACAAAGTAATAAATATTCTGCAAACAAAAAAGTGATAGAAGGTTCAAATTAAGTCACGACAAATGTTTATAAATAGTGCAAATAAAAAAATATGTGATTAATATCAAAAAAAAAAATGGCAATACCTATAATAAAAATATGGTTATCAAAACAATCATGTGTAGAGTTAAAAACAGAAATGTATACAGTTGAAAAGAAATTATTTGAATAATTTTGGTCAAGTTACAGTTGTGTGACATTCATCTAGTGCTCAATTAAAAACACTATATTTATCGAATAAATATCTGATGAACCAACATCTAGATACATTTTAACTAAAATTATTCTAATAATCTATTTATAATTTGTTATTTATATATAAATATTTTACTGTTAGAAAAGCAGATATTTAATCAATAATTTTCAGTGACCTTAATTTCCAATCTACAGCTTCTATAGAAACATTAAACAAAAACCGCTAAATCATATTCAGTTCAACCGACCTTGGAACCTGCTAATCTTAAGACTGCTTTTGATGGCATTAAGAATTCAGATGCAAATATGTTAGCTTCTTTTTCAAAATGATCATCGATGACTTTATAAAGTTCACCTTAAAGTCATCATTGAACTTGTCTTTAAATACAGTATGTTCTAAAACCAAGTGACCTAACTCATGAGCTATAGTAAAACGTTGCCTGTTAAACGACTCACATTGATTATAGTAAATGAGCTTATCTCCTGTTGTGCTATCGACAAAAGCAAATCCACTGTAATCTTTACAAAGATCTTCATCTAGAGGTCTTATGGTAACACCTAATCTTGAGGCAATATCATCAACCTTAACGGGGTAAAAGATAGTCCCAGCATCTTTCTAAAATCTCATCAGTAATTGATGACATTCTCAATCCTGTGATCAAATCACTGTAATATTCTGCAAACTGTCACGTAAACTATCATGTTAACTATCCTGTCGACTTTCCTGTGTTCTCCAAGATCTTGTTAAGTGATTCAATGCTCTCTTTTACAGCTCTTTTAAAAGAATCTTCTGCCTCACTAAGTTCGTCAACTACTGCATCTTTATCGGTTAGACAATTTAAATTCAAAGAGATGAGATGGAATGATCTTGCTTTGTCATTGCAGCTATTATCGTTAGACTCAATAGACCAACGATCAACGTTAGCTTTAGTTTTACTGCCTTCTGCGTTCTCTTGTGGCTTAATACCTTCTGCTGTATCTAGAGAATTTTCTTCAGCGATTACACCTTTTGATTTTGAAGGATAAAAGATCATGCCTAACTTAGATTGATACCTTAGCATGTACATGACAGTTTTATAATAAACACTGTTCCTCTGTTCATCCTGAAGATCTCGTTTTCCATAAAGGTTCATGTATTTAGCATCAGCAATTACAGGCAGATAGTTCTTTCCTACATAGTCAGGAATAATTCTTTGAATTGGTTTACCCATTTCATCTGCAAAAAGGCAATCCTTTTCTTTAGACGACATAGTTTTATGGATAAAGTAATCTTTTAGCAAGGTTGCCACATACTCTTCCCAAAGCCAGGCACAGTCTATTAAGACACCATACTTACAGTCTTCAGTACCAAAACTGTCTAAAGTCATTTTCTTGTGTTTTAAAACATCAAGGCAGAACTTTTGAAGATCTCTGTGACACTTAAACAAAGGTGATGTTATAGGTTTGTTCTCATTTTTGTGAATGATTTGCCTTTTATCATAAGACCAGTAGTCTTGAGATTTGAACAGCAGATCATCAATTTCCTTTCCGTTAGGCTTTTTGACTTTTTCAAAAAGCATTTCATAGCAAAGTCTTACAAGATAGATGTAACTGTTCCTTGAGGTGTACTCGTTATAGGAATAAGCTACTTTGTAGTTCTCAGGACACAGGTTTAATTTGATGTGTCGTGCAATATCGATAGTGCCTCTAGGAGCTGTATCATTCTTATAAACTTTTTCATAGGATTTATACTCGCCTTCACGATAGGCTTTTCTAAGTTTGGATAAGAAAGTTATTTTTAATAAAAAATCTAAGTTGATGTCAGTTTTGTTATTACCTCCTTTGGTTAATAACAAATCATTAAGATCATAGATCTTATTGAGCATGTGGTTTATAAATGCAAACCTGTGATTGTCATCTTCAAACCTTGAGTAAATCTCAATACTGCCATCATTACCTAAAGATAAGACACCGACGTAATTGCCTGTAAACCACTGAGAGCCTAATTTTCTAAATAAAACTATATCTGTATCTATATCTGTATCTTTTACAAAGACAGTTCCATTAGTGGCATCAGACAGTTCTTTTTGAACCAAACCTTCTGATGACCAGATAAAGATCTTTGCAAACTTTACTTTAGCAACAACATCATCTTGAGCCTGTTTTTTTTGCCTTTTATCTTCGGAAAAAAGCTCATCAAATATGGGGCTGTTATCACGGAAAGAATATACATTATTATTTTTGCTACTAAGCATTTGTATTAGAGCTTACTGTTTTTCGTTAAGAGGATCTTTTTTTGAGTCTTCATTATTCGAGTCCACAAATTTATCTTTGTAGGTCTCTATTTTACCATCTGTACCTTTAATGTAATCTTTAATAATTGGCTCTAAATGGTTATTCCACAGCTCTTCTTTTAAAGTTTTACCTTTTGTTCTGCTAGAATTTTTAAGTGAGGTTAAATATGAACCTCCTAGCATATAGTCTGATCCAAGCTTGACTTTTATTAGATCATTAAGATCATTAAATGATTTTTCAATTTTACTCATACAAATTGACACAGAATTAGTACAATCATCAAGAACAGAGTTAACGATGATTTCATTGAGAGTATCTTGAACTTCAACTGTTAGCCAAGAGAATCGTCTTCTAAAAGCAAAGTCCATAGCTTCCAAGCTACGATCAATCTCATTCATAGTTGCTAATATATAAACGTTCTCAGGGATGTAGAAGCCATGTTGAAAAGGATCATTTTCATCTTCAATTAAAGATGAATATTGAGTATCTACTTTGTTTGTTACTTTTTCAGATTCTATATCAACAGGTGCTCTTTTATCAGTCTCAATCATACTGAAAGCTTCACCGAAGATCTTTGAAACTTCACCTCTGTTGATTTCATCAATGATGAAAAAGAATTTTGCGCTTTTAGATAAATTATCATTTTTATGTTTTTCGTTGAAATTTACAACTTGCCTACAGAAATTCTTAAATATGCCATCTTTTCTATCATATATGATGCTACTATCAACTCTTTTAGGTCTTAAACCTTCAATGAAATCAGAATAGTCATAGCCAGGATGGAACTGAACTGTTTTAATAAAATAATCGGAGGAAAGAGAAGTACTCTGATTGTTGACCTCAACAGTTTTTAGCATTTCTGAATCAGTATTTAACATAGATTTGTTTTCAGATATAAAGTTGCTAACTTGTTCACGAGCAAAGTTAATACAAGCAAATGTCTTTCCTGTGCCAGGTGCTCCAGTTAAGATGATGTTCTTGTAACCTCGTGAAATTAGCTCATCAATCTTGTTTGATAAGCCTCCTTGATTTTCTAAAGTTGACCAGTAAAAACAGCCAAAGCAATAGGATTTGAAAAGGTTTATTGATATTTCTTTGTCTTTATCATTGTTCTTTAGATCATTTACACTTTCGGTTGGAGCTTCGTCATTTAACAATTTTTTTACATCATCGTTAAGACTGTCATTAAATTTCTTATAGATTTCAGCAGATTTTTCTTCCCAAGTACCTTCTTGGCTAATGCCTAGTTTTTTTAATATTTCATCATTTATTTTAAAAATTGGAATAAGATGATTAAGTTGGTCTTCATTATTTTGAGAACCATCTCGAGGTGTTACAACCTCTTCACTTTTCATCTTAAAAAGATAGTAAATCTTGTTTAAGACTACTTCTTGTGGCTTACATCCAAAATCCTCGGGAGATCCTTTATCAGTTGAAAGACCTAATTTCTTTTTTATCCAATAGTATGTGTCATTTATAAACTTATTTTCTGGTGATATATTGTCATCTTTTTTTATTTCTTTATTTTCACTATTCTGATAATAGCTCTTACCAAAATAAATACCGTGAGCACCAGAGCTTGTTCCTCCAACACTGCCTAAATCTTTTAAGTAAAACTCTACCCACCAAGAAAAAGCTCCAAAATTCTTTTCTCCACTGTGAGAAGGATCTTTATGATCTAGACCAAGACAATATGTATCAAGATCTAGAGGTTTACTATTTTGACTATTAGGATTATTTAGATTTTTAATGCAATAAACTTCATTTTTCTCAAGCTTGAATCTTTCTGTAAAAGCATGATACTTAGACCATATGCCATTTTCGCCATAAAACTCGTTCTTAAGAGTATCGATGTTTTTAGATAAATAGTAATTTAGCTGTATTCTTATGATATCTTGCTTAGACATCTTAATTCTCCTAACTTCTTGTAGAAAACTGCATATTGGTAAGTTCTACTTTAGGCCAAAACTTTTGCATTTCCTTATGACAGTTATCTTCAGGTACTTTTAATTCAGTGAACTCTCTTATCATAGCTATTGTAACTATTCAAAGTCTACAATGTATAACTTTATGCCAATCCTACATTCAAATTATGGCAATAATGCCAAATATACAATGTAACTTTATACTCCACTCCTTATTGTATCGAAGTGGCAAGGTTCTTCTTTAAGTTAAGGTATGCCTCATATGCTGGGGCTGTTCTCTCAAAAAAGCCACTCTGATAGGCATCGCTTTTCTTGGTATCATTACGTTTTAGAATATTACTCAAATTCCCAACTGTGATACCATTCCAGTTTCGTACAATGCAGATCCCATCATTTCGGTCATATCCATCGAGCAATTCCGGATAGTGTGTTGTGAAAACAAGTGTACCGCCCCTTTTATTCAGTCGGCTATCCATAAAGAAACGTATCAATGTTATAACGATTTCCTTATTAAAATGGTTCTATTGCGACAACACGCATAGATCGCGATCACAATGATGTTGAAGCCAAATTTTAACCAGTTTTAGGCAGATTTATCTGCCTTGTGTTGTGGCTTATTTTATTTAGCCACGACCAAAAGCCTCAGTTGTTACCAACAAAGGCGTTCTTTAACAATGTGATTCAGAAATCAAACTCTAACGGAGTTTTCTTTTGCTTTTAATCTTGCTACTTCGTCTTACTAGATTATCTTGCATGAATCTGTCATCTACTTGGTTCTCATGACCTGTAACTTCAAGGTTATCAGGTACATCATTACCTTTAGGTTCAGGCTCTTTGTAAAAGATACCAATAAATCTTTCATCGTTCTCTATTTCTGACTTATCTTTAGTAAAGAATGCTTTTAGGAACATGAAGTTGGTTTGAGCTTTTCTAGCTAAAATCTGTAAGCTTTCAAAAGACCATGGCTTACCATTGTAGTAAGGTACATGCTCTCTAATGTAGCTTAATACATTGCAGGCAATCTTGGTGTAGACAGTTGAGTTCTCGATGTACTCTTTATTTCTTAAAGGTAATGCATCATGACCAAGACTACATCAATAACCCAGTGTCGGCTTTCAATCTGCCATCTTGAGAGAATGATATCTTGCATAGTAGCTGCAAAAGAATCATCTAAACCATCAGGAGTAATATAGCTAATAAAGAACTTGTCTTCTCTGTCTTCAGTCTGAACACCAGAGCTTTTATAGATTCTGCTGGTTCTTACTCTGATTACAGAATGAACGTGAGTCAAATTTCTTTTCAACTCTGTGCTTAAGACATCTTCAGCACTGAGAATAGAAATCTCTTTAGTCTCAATTCTGCCATGGTCAGTACTGGTTCTGGATGAGGACAGAACTTCACCTTGAAACTTATCTACATCTAACTAGCTGAATGCTTCTTCAATTACATCAAAGAGTTCACCCTGGTTAGCTTTAAGGCAGACTAAGAAGTCTGCAAATGCTTTTACTACAGCCTCTAAGGTTGTAGCTCTATTATTGAAGCATCCCATGTGAGAATACAGATTCTAAGCTTTAAAGTTGCTATCATCTCAAGGATAGCCTCTGCTTCATGGTTCTTCTTATCTACAGCTCTCTGAGATATGGTTAAACCATACTTGGTTGAATATAGGCTGACCAAATCATAACCTGTGCTCTTACGGGCATCATTACCTTTCTTGGTCTGTCTTGTAGCTCTGATATTCTGTCCGTCAGTTGCTATAACGTCTCTTTTAGATAATGAGACTTCATCTTCTGATGATTGTGAGTTCTTCTGGTATACAGCAAAGTACACAGTCAAGAACTTGATTGTTTCCTCTGCCTTTACTCCTGATATAACTCTTCTGATGGTCTGTTCACAAGGAACTTCATCATCTAAACCATAGAACATAGACTTTAAGGACTCTAAGTTCTCTAACCAGAATAACCTTTGTGTTCTGCAGCTATTGTTTCCTGCAATCCTAGCCATTATGATTACGGATGCTACTTCTGAGAAACAATACTTAATAACACTCTGACATCTTGGAGCATTGAAGTTTAATTCAATAATTCTCTGTAAGAACTGTGCATCATTTTTATCAAAGTTTACTTCTGGTGACATACTAATATTCTTATGTTATTTCATTAAGTTACAGAGCATAGAATATTAATACTTTAATCTAAAGTTTGATCTCTGAATCACATTTTTAAAGAGCAAATGCAGTGTTAAACCGCATTGTTATCAGCATGTTGAATTAAATTTCAAATACAAAAGTTGAGTAAAGTCACACAATTATTTTCTGCTATAAATTAAACTTGGCTTCGAAGTTGTATCCAATAAAAATCTCTTATCAAACAAAAAGGGAATATTTATGATTAAACAATATCAATAATGTCTTTGGCAACAGTTATGCTTTTTGGTTGTGCTACTGCTACAAAAGTAAATCAAGCTGAAATCAATAAACATCCAATTACAAAAGTTTGTATTCAAGATAATAGACACTCACCTCTTACCAATTATATTAAAGAAGCTGTTGACAACTTAGGCATCCAGACTGAAGTTTATAAAGTTGACAATAATTTAAATCCTTCAGATGATTGCTCTCATCTTCTGTCTTATGTCTACAAATATGACGGATATGATGCTAAACCAAATCAAATAGCTAAAGTTACATATTTCTTCTATAACTACTCCAAACACTTTAAGAAAGAGAGTAGGAACATCTGCAGACGACCGTCAGAAGACAAAGAAATATATTGA